GGTAGTTCTTCTATGCCACGCTTTAAATCATCAATTTGATCATCTGTTAATTTTCTTTGTTCAACTGCATCCGCCCATTCCTCAAATTCGTTGAATACATTTTCTGTTACGCTAAAGTGATCTTTGCAATGACTGTATCCTTCATTTTTATCTCTCTTAAATTCATTGCCGCATTGGCTACAGTGAACTGTATATTTTTTGTTGCTATCACTTTCTTTGACAAAATCTTCTAAATCGACTGTATCTGTTTCTTGCATAATTTGATGAATTAATGGAAAGAAATTTGCAAGATTTTCTTTAAAATTAGTTTCGGTAAATTTAGATTTATAGGTTTCCATAGTAACTGCATCTAATTCGCCTAATACAGAATCCGACGGTTCTTGGAAAGTTTCCATCCAGGATTCATAATGATGACGCTTACTTAATGATTCTATTTGTGCTTTTAGTTCTTGTAGTCGGCCTACGGCCCTTTCTGTAATGCCCATTGCGTCATCATGCAATTGTGTATGTTGTACTTGTCGTTGAAATTCTTGTAATTGAGCAATTTGTTCACTCATTCTAATAATTGCTTTACCTGCTGGATCGTGAGGAATGCCCCCGTGATCAACGTGTTGAGCCATAGCAAATGCGCCTGCTGGATGTATAAATGGATATTTAAATCGTTCGCCATCTCTATTTTGAATATAAATGCCTTTGATATTTTTACGCTGGCTTCTGCTTCCAGGAACCATTTCGTCTACTGCTCTGTGATGTCTAACAATAACTTCAGTTGTGCCTCTTACTGCGCGACTAGTTTTTTTAGAACTCTTTTGGTTCCATTTTGATTCATTCATGTTCATAGTATCTTCTTCCTTTGGGCCTTGTGTAGTTGCTAAATGTTGGAAATCGTCTTTATCTAAATTACTTTTTGCTATATCTCTAGTATCAAATCTTAGCAATCTACGCATAGAAAATAATCTCATTTCTTTAAGAAAATCGTACCAAATTTGTTTGCTAGGATCATCTTGATTTTCTGTAATACCTCTACTGTAATAAATTTTTAGACTTCCTAGATCATTTAAGCTGATACTAACTCGTCCTAAATTTACGCCTTCGTTAACAAAATCAAAATCAAAAAAACGTGCTTCAACAGGATCAATGGTTACTGCACCTGTTTCGTCACCCATTTCTAAATTTTGGAAACGACTTCTTACTTTGTCGAAAAGATCTTGAGAAATTATTTGAATTGCTTGCATAATTACTATTTATTAAAAATTTGATATGTAGATAGGCATCGGCATAACAAACTCATCATCCCTTTCCTCTCTCATTTTATCATATATTGCAGGATCCCATTCTTGTAACATTAATGCCATGCGTATAGCAAGCAATGTACTACTAACTAAATCGTCATGAGAGCCTACTTTTGCTTCAAAGCTAACACCTTTAGCAATGTAAGTTTTTAGTTCACTAATTAATGCTTTTGAATGTATTCCTAGTCTCTTACTTTCAACTAAATGTTTAAGCTTTGCACATGCATTAATTTTGCTAGAATTTGTGGTATTAAATCCTTTACGGAATCTACGAACATGTCCTTTTTTAATCGGTTCACTTAAAAATAATCCCGGTATACTTTCTTCGCCAATTTCGTCTATAGCAACCAATGCTGCTTCACCAATGTTATTATTTTCGACTGAATAATATATACTCGCCTGCATACCTTTTTTAGCACATTCGTCGTTAATATACATACACAGATCTCTTAATATTCTAACTTGTCCTTGTATTGTAGTTAGATTATGTTGCCATTCTGCTACTTGCTCAAAACTAGGTATTTCTAAAATTTGTATCGCAGCAGGGTCTCCGCCGGTACCTAAACTAGGATCTAATGCTAACAAGTACGAATGCATTGGGTTAATTTTTTTATACCATCGTGCTTGTCCCATCTTCATAAATGGTTCGTCGCCAGTTAGATTTGCAAGCGTAATGCTATTGATTAATGTTTCGTCAAAAACCAAAAATTCACAATCGTGCTCACGACGAAAACGTTCTTCGCCTATTCTACTTCGTTCTGTATTTGCCCATGCTTCGTCCCTGTCTGGGTGTTCATTCCAAAATGCTCTAAATGGGCAAAACCCATTTCTACCTACTGGTGTTTCATTGCCAAATTCGTCAAATTTATAATTGGCTTCTTTCCATATTAATGCAAATTGATCTTCATCACTGTTAGGAGTAGAAGTAATAATTGCCTTTCCGCCAGTTGCTAAAGTTGGAGATATTGATGTCCAGAATTCTGTAGCAATATTCGGTTCTACGAATGCAAATTCGTCAGCATATAACAACGATAACGACATGCCTCGACCTGTAGTTTCAGTTGTAGTTTGTGCTACAATACGACTACCATTGTCAAATTCTAAACTTTGTTTATTATAACTTGTGGCGCCGCACCGTATATGATTAGGGCATAATTCGTATGCATATCTTATACGTTGCATAATTTCTTGTGCGCCTGTGTATTTGTGTGCAGCAACAAGAATTGTACTGTCTGGCACAAACATTGCATACCACAATAGGTAACCAGCGGCAGTAGTAGTTTTACCTGTTTGACGAGGAAGTAAATTTACATTGAATCTATTTTGGTGATAACTATCAATCAGTCTACGTTGATAATCAAAAGGTTCGTATTTTAATTTGCCTTTTGTTGGATGCTGAATAAAGAAAAAGTTCTCAAGAAAATAATGAGGGCCGTTAATTGGATCTGTACATTTTAACAGTTCTTCAATATCTTGTTCGGTATATTTCTGCGTACTATGCGCAGTTTTTACCAATTTATTATCTATATTTTTACTTCCCATAATCTTATTTAATAAAAAAATAGCTCCCTAAGGAGCTATTTGATTAAACAAATAATTAGCTTATTTGTTTTTTGATTCGTTTACAAACTTTTTATATTGGGCAAATAAATCAGCAGTTGCTTCGTTCATATCTGCATATGCTTTTGGTCGATCGCCGTCCATTCTATCACCTTGCCCTGGTTGATTTTCTTGATGTGCGTATTGATCTGCGTCAAATTCGTTTTTATCATTAGGATCTGCAGGAGTATTGTCGTACTCATCAACAGGTTGTTTTTTCTCTAGTTCGTGATCATCCATATCGTGGTCGCCATCGTTGTCTAGATCTCCCATGTCTTGTGATACAGTATCATCTGTGCCATCTGATGCAGGATTTAATTTATCAATGACTGAACGCATTGACCCAATAGCATCTTGTGGCTGTGCTGGTTCTAATACCTGCGGAGTTGCAGAAATTGGAGCAGGTGCTGCTTGCGCATTATTCATTCCTGCTAATTGCATAATATCTCTTAACATGCCACTTAACTCAGGCCCGCTAGATGCTGTCATACTAATACTTGCAGGTGTATGTGGCTGCGATGGCATAGACATACCTGTTTCTGGCATAATACCACATTCTGCAATTTTTGTTTTAATGCCTGCTAAATGTTTAATGCTGGCTAAGTTTAAATTTTCCATTGTGGATATTTCCTTAGTTGGATGATTACCATTACTCTCATAATACCTATCATCATAATTATCATCGGGGATGTCAAAATCATCGTCTGCAGATTGTTCTGCATCTGCCCAAATTGCATCTCTTATTTCTGCATCAGTTTCTTGCCCTAGATTTTGTAAAGGCTCACCGGTTTCAGCATTAAACACATCATACTCTAAATCGGGATGTTCTGCAGGATCATCGTACGTAGCGGGTCTATACGATCCGCTAATAGAATAATTAACACCTACTGTAATTTCTTCTGGACTCAATTCATCTTCTGGATTGAAATTGGGATTAAGAATTTCAAGCTCAATATCGTAACCATGGTTAGGAATATTGTCGCCTTCTGCTACACCTTTCTTTCCAATGCCAAGTTTATCAGCAGGATTACCTCCACCGAACATACTACCGAACGCATCACGTGCTTGTTGCTTTGTATCTGTTTTTTGTTGTTTAGCTACTTCTTTTTTACCGGTGATACCTTTAAGCATCTTATCAAATTTTACATCACCTGTAGCTTCTGCTGCACTTTGTTTAGATATTTTTGTTAGTTGTGACAGTAATTTATCAGCGACTCTTTCTGGATAATCTTCATATGGTCTACCTAAATCATATTGAAGTTCATTAAATTCTTTTTGAATGTAACGCCCAACTGGGTCTGTTATTGTACTACCTGCATCGACTATTGCTAAGATCGTATCTTCAGTAAATTCTGGACTGTTTACTACCTTGGCAACTTTCTGCATCAAGGCATTATGATCTGCACGCGGAGTCATTGCCGATGCTGCGCCATTCATTCCCCCTCGGTGCATATCATTCTCAGGTGTATTTTCTTTAACCTGGATTATGTTAGGATTTTTTGCATCTAATTCGGCAAGACGCTTGATTACATCTATCATATTCATTTTCTTGGATCCTTTGCTTGAGATAGCAGACTAGATGAATTAATAGCTGCATCAATGTTATATTTTGCTTCTGTTTGTTCTGGTATAACTTCTCCGCGCTCTTTACGCTGAAGTTTAAGAATATCATTTAATTCTTTAACAAATCCACTATTATATTTGTCGCCATAATAATCTTCGAATTTAGGACTTCCTGCTTCTTTATAATCAGGGTCATTTAATAGTGCACCTGTACGAGGTGTTTCTTGATGTTGATATTCTTCACTAGGTTCATTTGGACTACGTACTACTAGATGTTGTTTACCTACTCCTAATTCCGTAGACAAATACTCTTTTAGTTCATATTGAGTAGTTGGATAATCTAACGTTACTTCAAAAATACTAACTTCACAATTTTGTACCTGTGGAAAATCTAAAGGAACCGATTGTATAGGAGTTTTAGATTTTTTAAAACTCGATGGAGTTTCACCTATTGCAAATCGTCCAAGCAAAGTTTTCATTGCGGTTTCTTGTTCTGCTGTAAAGTCACCTGCAATTTTGATTCGAAAATCGTACTTTTTGGTAGACTCTGTTAAGTATTCTGTAAATGATTTCATAATATATTATTTATTCAATCCCTTTAGTTTTTCTAGAATGCTATTGCGATCTGTAATAATGTAACCTTCTCCTTCGACAGTTCCATTATTTCCCTCACCGCTTTTCCTATCTATTGCAAGTTTTTTTAGTTGAAGATCGACCATTTTCAACTTTTTATCTATTTTATTTGTTTTTGCTGTAATTGCCGCTGTCATCATACTTGCAGCAACTTCGAACATTCTTGCACCGTATCTTGCTTCTACATTCATTCCAAGATCCATTAAATCATCATAGGCTTTCTCAGCTTTGTCTGCTAATGCATCTAACTCACTGTCTGCCATATCCCCTAGTCCTTTTACTCTAGGCAATGCGGCTGCAATTTTATCAAATTCTTCTAATTTTTCCTGTAGATCTATAGTAGATACTGGTGTAGCATCTACTGGCTTTGCATCTATTATAGGTTCGGCGGAATCAATGTTTAGCAATTCCTCAAGTCGTTTAGTCATAACATTACTTATTCCGCTTTTTTGGATTATGAAAAATATCAGCTTCCGTTATAATTCTAAACTTTACTCCCTGCTGTTGACACCATGCTGATGCTGCTGCCCACTTAGCTTGATTCTTTACAAATTGTGCTTGATTATAAGGATTTTTTCCGACACGTTCTTTTAACGTTTGATTTGCTGGTTTTATTTCCCATAATTCTGCATGTTTTTTTTGATTCTTATCAATATATACTACTAAAAAATCTGGTAGGTATATAGTTTGCTTGCCAGTAAGAGGGTCCCTATAGGGTATTTTTACAGGTTCGCTACTCCATTGCTGAATAGAAGGATTATTATCTAAAAAACACATTACAGTAAATTCCCAACTGCTACGATATACAGGAACTTTATTACCTACATACTTTTCAGGGTTAGAAATAGTATAACCACCTTTACTGAATTTTAAACTCATATTATGGATATTCTGTTGTGTCTGTAGAATCTAAATATCCAACACCTGTTAATACATTGTATCTTAATGTAGCTATTCTTTCACCAATAGATGTATCATCCTGACTGTATAATGTAATCGGTGAAAATGTAAGACCTAAGGTCTTTACTAGCATTGCTGTGGGATTATTCCATTTAAATCCTCCCTCGTCTTGTACCATCTCGCCGCCTTGGTATAATGTAATATTCAATCCAACTGGTGCTGTTCCTATTTCTCCAAACCATTGTGCCCTACAATCAACAAGTATTTCGGCATTGCCAGGATAATTATTTTTAAAACTATCAACATTTAATAGAACAGATTCTCTTCCTATGCCAGTATTATCACCACTCCAAAGTAATATGGTGGATACAGTTTCGTTAAATCCCCAACCTACATATGTTCCTACGGCAGGAGTTACAATTCTAGTTCTAGTATCTAAATCCCTTCCATCTGCAAATGCATATTCTATTATTATATAATCTGCAAGGATAGAAAAAGATGTATCATTAACATTAATAGAAGACTGTGCCACTATTGAAGAATTAGGTGATTCACGTCTTAGATTTAATGTTATTGTTTCAACATCTTCTGTAAGATTATCAGTTTTTAAAGACAACGAAATTGTTGCCGACCCGTTAATAATAGTAACTGTTCCGCTTGATATATTTTCGTCAAAATCAGAAGCAGAAACTCCTTCAACGTCCCAGTATAATATTGTATTACTTTTTACATTAACAGTATTAATAGTAAATGTTATTAAATCTCCTTCATCTGCTGTCGATACAGATGATGTTATATAATACAAAGGAACTAAAGGAGTATTATCAATAATATTTCTTGCAATATCAGGGTTGGGTTGAAATGTTTGTGCGTACCCTAAACTACTTGATTTAAATCTATTATAATTTAAAATTTCAGATACCAACCCCGATAATTCGACATCATTAAGACCTTTTAATGTGTCTAAAATTTGCATAGGATTATAATTATCTTTCTTAGCCTGTTTTATAATTGTAACTGCAATAGATTCTGCCGAAACTTCTCCGAAACCTCTGTTAGTAAAATATCCGGTCATTGCTGCAACTACCGATGCATTTAATTCAATAGGTGCAGAATAGTAATTGTCAAACGCTTGTACTGTCTGATTGCTAGATTGTGTAAATGGAATATTATTATAGGTAGAGCTCATAATTAGCCTTTAGGAGGAAATAAAATAGAAGCAGGATTGGCTCTAATTTTTCCATCAACACTTGTATTCAGTCCTTTGAAAATATTAATACCTACGCCGCCTGGTAAGTTAAATATCCCAGGTTGATTTTCAGTAGATGGCGGCGATGCATATTTTCCTGCTCCTGCATCACCTAACGCACCGAGCACGCCACCAGCAATGTTATATCCTACAGCACCTGCTCTTCCTAATCCGTTTTTGTTTAAATAGTTTTTTGCTACTATTACGCCAATATTTAATAATGGGTTCGGTGATTTATAATTACCACCGACTACTCCAAATACTCTAGGTTTGCCGGGCTGATCAAACGCAGATGTTGCTCGAGTGTAAGTAGTATTATTCTTCGAATTACCTGCAATTTTTAATGGACTTCCTGCATTATCATAATATGCTACTGCCCATGATTCTGGTTGTTGTCCAGGAACAATTGCACCATCTTCATATAATACATTTTCATATGCAATGGTCATTTTATTTTGTAAAATTTTGCTTGTTTCTGATTGATTTACAGAATCGTGTGCCCAATCTACAATTTTCGGATTCACTAGAGTATATTTTGTAAACTTCCCTTGATGTAAGACAAAAATATCAATAGATTGAAAAAATTCTCCAATATTTCCTCTATCATATCTGCCGTATGTATAATCAACCGTTCCAAATTTAGTATCTGTAAAAGATTCAGGAGTATTTTTTGTATTAATACTACTTACACTAGCATCATTATAATTACTATCTGCATAATAGTGTTTATAATAATTAACCCATAAATTATGTGTTAAGTCGCTGTTGTCATCATGTAATTCTATAGTAACATTTGAATAGTTCAATTTTGTTTGAACCACTGTTTTTCTGTTGTATTGATTTACGGTTTCTGTTCCAATAGTAAATTTCGGAAGATCTGCTCTTTTTGCTAGTAATCCTATTTCATTTTTATCTTTGGCCCAGGATTGATCAACTATTGCAGAAGTATTAATATTTAATTGAACAAAATAAATGAATCCTAATTTTGGAGTCTTTGCATAATTGCTACTAACATACAATTTACTTGCATGTTGGTAATCTCTCATAATAGTATTATCAGATAAGGTCAAAAAATTGTTGAAGGCTGTACTCATAATAATATTTAGTCAAAGAAAAAGCCTGGGGGTTATGCCAGGCTTTTATAAACGGTCATTAACTATTAACCAGTTGCTAACCCTTGTGAATTTGCAGGTCTTACAATTCTACCTACCTCTAATCCAATTCCACTAGCTGCTCCGCCAGGTGCTTCTAACTGAATCGCATTATCAAAGGTAATGGTTAATGCAATATCCATAGGATCATTGCTACCGTAGTCACCGCCTTGATAAGTTGCTTGTTTAATGAAGCATCCTAAAAATTCAAAACTTTCCAATGTAACAGGTTCGAATGCTCCATTGCCGCCATCAAGAATTTCTACTCTCATTCTAAATTTATAATCGATTGCACTTGCAGCACCACTTTGTTCAAAGAAATCAAATTGTTTCTGCAATTGTTCTCCAATTTTCTTGCTAACAACACCACTTGCATCATCGCGGATAGTTAGTTTTGCATCAGCAAAACTGTGTTTTCCTGCGATTTTTACAGTACTGTTGTAAACAGGTAATTTAATTTCTTCAAAGCTAACTTCAGGTCGACTTACGTTCATAACCTGCTTGGTTAGCTCTGTTGAAGGAGTTCCTGCCACTCCAAATTGATCTAAAGTAACACGGAAGCGATACTTTAGTTTCGGCATTAACAGTCCTTGTGTAGTTGCTGCCTGAGTAGCACTCAATGGTACTGTGAATCTATTTAAACTTGCAATTGGCATTTAATGCTCCTTAATCTCTTTTATTTACCTATTATAGCCCGGCTGCAATATCACCAGTATTTTTCAATCTTAATGGAATATAGATAAACTCCACAGCCTTAACTGGTTCAATTGCAATGTCAAGATATAATTCGCTACGGTCAATTCTTGCAGGAGTATTGTTTGTTTCATCGCAAACTACAATGAAATCATACAATGCTCGTTGTCCTACTAGTTCTAATAGTAAGCTTTCAGCAGCAGCCTTTATTTCTCTACGTGTTTGTGCATCATTTGGCTCAAATAAGAATGGTCGAGCCATAATGTCTAACTGTCTGCGTAGGTAGCAAACTAAACGAGATACGTTAATTCTATCTAAAGCACTAGCATTTCTTGCACGAGTACGTTGACCATATGCAAGTACACCTACACCTGTTAATGTAGCAATTGGGTTAATCTTAACATCGTCTAATACATCACGAAGTCCTTGATGCAATGCCACTGTCTTGAATTCCCCTTCTGCTGTAATATATCCAACGGATGTTGCGTTGTCAACGCCACCGCGACGTGTACCTGCTGGAGCAAACCATGGGTAACTCTTTGCATCACTATTTGTAATAGTGCGCAACATCATATGGCTCGGTGGTACAACAATATAGTTTCCTGTATTGTCATTGGTGTATCCACTTGGATAATACATTGCCATGTATTCGTCATAGCTAACTGCACCAGTATCGTCATTGTCGAACGCATTATTTGTGTTTAATCCGTACTCGGATAACGATGTGCCAGATGGTGATAAACGGAATGGTGTATCACCTACAACAAATGCTGTTAGGCCTCTATCAGTGTTGAAACCAATCATATTTTGAATTGCTTCTGAATATCCAGGAGTTGCTATCAAATTAAATGTCAATGTATCTGTATCTCGAATTGCGGTATTTGCATCGATTAATTCTTTAAATGCATTAACTACCTGTGATCGTTGCGACTTACGTAGTAAACGTGGACTTCCGTCCTCTGCTACGGTATATTGGCTAACCCAACGATCTGCTTTATATGAGCTCATTGATTCACCAGCACCATGTGGATATCTAGCATTTGTTCCGCTGTTAGCATTTAAATCAATATGTCCAGAAATATACTTCTTAACATTACCACCGCTTCTACGAGTATTCCATAATTTCATACCCTTTGGATATAAAGCAGGATCAGGTGCATCAGGATCGACATAATTACTAGATAACAAGGATGATATGCTACTAGCTGTTAGTGTTGAACCCGAAGTGGCCCATCTAGCATCTGCAAATAACCAACCGTCAGGAGTAGATTGATCTGTGGTATCTTGCAATACCCACTTGCTACCAGAAGTAATGGTGCTATTGTATACATAGATATTTTTACCATAATTTTCTATATCGCTAGTGTCAATCCAAATATCACCTGTTACTAATGCTGTTCCATCACTTTGTCCAGTTGCAGCAACGGGTTCGGTTGCAGAAACAATAGGACCTGCTGGGTCTGTTTTTTGTGATTCTGTACCAGAATAATATGGACTAGATGATGATCTGTAGCCTACCCATTTTGTTCCATCATGGATCATGATATCAACTTCATCAACTACAGGAGTATACCATAAAGATCCATCGGCAGGAGTAGTAAATGGAGCAGAATTACTTGCTTCATAAACTAAAGGTTTCCAATTAGTAGCTACCAATGTAAATGGAGAGTCACCTGAAGGTGCCGAATATAAATTAGCAGTAGCACTAGTACTAAATCCTGCATTTGTTAACGGTGTGTTAATTCCGTCTGTAAATTCAATGTTTCCACCTAACTTATGGCTAATTGTTAATTTATTAGTCACAGGATCAAATGTAGATATAACATTTGACAAGGTGCTTGCTGCAAGTCCTGTGGAAACTAATGCGCCAACTTTTGGTGCACCTGTTCCGTCTAAGCTAATTGCAACTGAATTACTCCATGATCCATTTGCTAGTGTTTCTCTAACATTAAATGTAGAAAAACTCGATGTAGTCGCAAGGGTTGTACTGGCTTCGCTAGTAATGCTAGTTGCACCAATTGCGTTTCTTCTCCATAATTTAAAATCTGCATTTGGAGTTGCTGCATCGTGTGTATAGTTACTTTCAACTATAATAGATCCTGTTGGAATATTTTTTCCACCTGTTGCATCAAGCCCGTAATTAGCTGCTTCTATACTGCTATAAATTGGTGCAGATACCGTTGACCAAGATTGTGATGCTCCGTTATAGTACTTTACAGACCAGTTTGCGCCGTTTGACGGTGTTGTAGTTGTTACCCACACGCTACCAGTTGCAGTACTTACATTAAAGGTCGATGGATAAGAATAATGTGGTGATACTTGGAGATGTTTTCCGCTATCGAATCCACTTTGAACAGCGACCCATGTTCCGGCGGCTGTTTTGTAATGCAACTTATTTGTATTGTCGCTAGTAACAACAATGCAATAATCACCTCGTTGACCAACCGCAGATGCTGGTGCACCTGCTACTAAGTCTACACTCGAACTATCATCATTTAATACAATAGGAGTCTTAGATGTAAATTTTAATGTAGATGCGTTCCACTCTTTGATGCCATATAAAGAAGCATCGGTATCTACCCAATATGTTCCAGAGACAGGACTTCCTACTGGTTCTGAACTAGTAGGCACTAATTGTGCTAGATCTAGATCTGCTCTAACAATGTAAGCTCTTGAGCTAACACCCAATAAGCTGTATGCTGCTTGCAAGCCATATTCATTTAATTCATTACCATGTTGAGCATTACCACTAGCATCGGTGTAGAACAATGGTGTTCCAAAGGTGTCAGTTAATTCTCGTTGGCCAGTAATTAACCAAACTTTTCCAGCGTTTGCTGCTGTTGTTCCTTGGGCAATACTGCCACTAGGTGTTGTTTTATCTTCTGCTGACGCTACAAATATCATGGGCACCGTGCCTGGTGCCGATGGAGTATAAAAACTCTCATCTATAACTTGAACTTGTACGCCTGGTGATTGCAATGTTGCCATTCTATGGTCTCCTTAATGGATTACTTTGAGTTATTTACCACTTCCTGTAAAAAAAACGCGGATTAAATACTACGAAAAGGGTATTAAAAGGGCGTATGATTAGGAATATATGTAAATGCTGCGGAAATAGACCGGTAGCTGTAAATTACTACAAAGAAGGAAAGCCATACTATAGATCAAAATGTGATCATTGTGCGAAAAAAAGAAAGTCGGGTATTCCTCTTTGGCAAAAAGCCGGTTATAAGAAAAAAGCCGCATGCGATAAATGCGGCTTTACATCAAAGTATAGTGAGCAATTTAATGTCTTTTATGTTGACGGTAATCCTGCAAACTGTAGATATGCTAATCTAAAAACAGTATGTGCAAACTGTCAACGAATCTTACATAAACTCAAGCTGCCATGGCGACAGGGAGATTTAACACCAGACTTCTAAGTTGATCAAACAATCCGTCAATTGAATTATCGTTATAGACCGTATGATCAATATTGCCGCCTACCCATGCAGTTTCGCTAGCGTGGATATTTAATCTTTTAAGTTTTTCTAAACTAATAGACCAACTTGAATTTCCAACTGGTCCTCGATTAGCTGATGCTGCGGCATCATACCATTCAGGGTCTTGTCCTCTTTTAATACGAACAACCATTCCGCCTGCGTTGTGAATTGCTTTAATTTCGTTAGGAAAACGTACATCACTAATAACAATATTATCTGTAGTTTTTCTCATTTTATTTTCTAAACTAGCAATCCAAATATCGTCGTGGAATCCAGTTCTGCATACTTCCGTGCCCCAGTATTGTAGAACCCAACGAGGAGTAATGGCCTTGCCTAGTCTATTTGACCACCACTCGTCTTTTTGTTCTCTCCAAGCTCTTGCTTCTGCTGTTCGACCTTCTAGTAAAACACGGTCCCATCCAAAGACTGCTGCAACTGCGTCCTTTAATGTATTTGCAAAACTATCGCGTCTAAATTCGTGAAAATTAACCAAGTAATCAGCGGCGGTATCTTTACCACTGCCTATAAACCCTACAAAACCTACAATCATAATACCTCCGAGGATATTATAATTTATTACAGTTATACTACAATGTCAATATTTTTATTAACAAATTGTAGAAAAGAAATCATAAAATAACTGATCTTGAGTTTTGTCGCACCTCATACCTTTTGAATAATTTTTAGTTTTTTCTAACATTCTAAGATTTGTCCAATGTCCAATTATGTAGGGCGGAATGCTGTCTCTAAATCCCTGTTGTATACTGTAGATATGGTCTAGATCTACTTCACTACGATTTAGCCTAGTAGAGTTTATTTTATCAAACTCTGCTTTCCAGTTTAATTTTGTAAAATATATCACACGATCATAATACAATTGTCTTAAACTTCTTAGATGTTTTGGCGTTGCACCATTTTGTATTTGTATATCAGAAATTTTTTTTCTTATATCAAGGTGTTTGCTAGGATTATCTACACCATATTTTTTAAGGAATGTTTGTCGTTGTTTTTCTTTTTGTTCTGCGGTATAGGTTTCTTTAGATCTGTATTTTCTACCAGTAGCAACTGCTTTAAGATTTCCTTGTTTGCGTTTTTCATTTACTTCGTCTGTGAAACTATTTTTAAAATCCCCTCGCAGATGTTGCCTTGTTATTCTAGCGGTGCGACTAGATGTTTCTAAATATGCTTTTTCATTCCATCTAAGATTAACTCCTTCAATAGGACATTTAGGTATTTCCCATACATCATTTAATATATGCCATACTCGTTGCTTAGGCATTGAATCATAAGGTAAAAAGTTAGTTTTTTCTACTATCTGATCCCATAACTCCGGATGAGTCTTATATAGGTAACGAGTAGCAGATTTATTGTAGGATGCATCGTTAGAGATAATAATCAAAAGTATATTTTTCATACTTTTATTTATCTTATCCTACTACATAAGTTAGCCTATGATAAACGAAAGTGGAGTGGAACCATCTTTGTAATTTATTAGATCTAGTTCCAATGCATCTAGCTCGGCCTTTGCTTCGCTTTTTAATGCAGTTCCGTTCAAGCTTGTTCCGCCTTGTGGACTTGCAATTTGATTAAACTTTTCTCTTGCTTCGCCTAGCATCATTTTGCATGTTGCTAAACTGTAATCTTTTAGCCATTGATTTGCAAAAGGATCTTGCATTAAATTAAAATCTGGTCTATAGTTGTACACCCAAAGTAGCACCTCTTCTTCACTTCGAGGGCGTTGCATTAAGGTAAGCTTCTTAGTGGTCTTGTTAAAAGTGAAGTTAATTTCACTTCCGAACATTTTTCCAACTTGCTTTTGATAACTTGCAAACGCATAATATGTAGCCAATCCGCCCATGTTTGTAGCCGTTAGCAAATAAGTGTTAGAATATGCAAGATTAAACGGTTCAAACAATGTGCCGCCTTGCCCCCCACCCGATCTAGAACCTATGCTGCGTCTAAAAATTTGACGAACATTAGTAACTTCTTGAGGCAAGGTATAATCGTTTTTGTCAACTTCAATAGTTAAAAACGCAAAACTTTCCTCTACTGCATTACTGCTTCGTTGTCGAAATTTATTCAAGGCACGGTCAATTGCAACATTATAATGTGCAGGGTCTAACTCTACGTCAATCATGGATCCGCCTAGCATTGTATAACAATAATCTACAATTTTTTGACGTTCGTTTTCATTTTCAGTCATAGATATTTTTTTATAAATAGTGTTGTAGTTCGCGGAATGGGGATTCCCAACTACTCTAACGCTTATACGGAGCATCAGCAGATGTATTTATCTAACAAATATACTCATTGGTATAACAATATAATTAATAAAGCATTGACTAGACCATTAGTTAATAATTATACTGAGAAACATCATATAATTCCAAAAAGTCTCGGTGGTAGCAATAAAAAATATAATTTAGTAGTTTTAACTGCTCGAGAACATTTTATTTGTCACTGGTTGTTAGTTAAAATGGTCGAAGGAGATAATTTAATCAAAATGCAAAGAGCACTTTGGAGGATGTTAGTTAAAGGTTCTGATTTACAAGATAGATATAAGCCAAATTCTAAAATATATGAGTCTCTGAGATTAAAATACGGAAGTTTAAGAAAAGGAATTATTACCCCTTTAAAAACAAAAGAAAAAATTTCATTTGCAAACAAGGGAAAAGAAGCGTGGAATAAAGGTATTCCACGCTCCGAAGAAGAAAAATCGTTAATGTCAGCAAAACGAAAAGAGACTGCTGAAAAAGTAGGAGCGTGGAACTTAGGAATTAAACATTCAACTAATACTCTCGAAAAAATTATTGCCAAGGCAAAAAATAGAAAAAAATATTCTTGTAATTATTGCAGAGTTCTTGTTGCAGGCGCTAATTATTTTAGATGGCACGGTGATAATTGTAAATTAAATCTTAAATAAATACAAGACTATGCCTCGCTTATCACTTTACAAACCCGAAAAGGGCAACGATTTTAAATTTTTGGATCGTGCAATTTATCAACAGTTCCAAATCGGAGGAACTGATGTATTTCTTCATAAGTACCTCGGACCAGTTAACCCCGAAGCAGGCACTAGTACACCAGCATTACCTAATAATACTGGAGAAATTCCTGAATTAGGCATTCAAGATTTACTATTCATGGAGAATAGAGATAGACATTACGATACAGATGTTTATGTGTTAAGAGGAATTTATACATTACAAGATATAGATTTTAATCTAAGCCAATTTGGTCTATTTTTACAAAATGATAATATAATGGTAACCTTCCATTTACGTGGTAGTGTAGAAGCAGTAGGACGGAAAATTATGGCAGGTGATGTTATTGAATTGCCACACCAGAAAGATGAGTATGCGCTCGACGATAGTTTAGTTGCCTTAAAAAGATTTTATGTGATATCGGAAGTAACACGACCTGCTAGCGGATACAGCCAGACTTGGTATCCTCATTTATTAAGAGCCAAATGTGCTCCGTTAGTTGATACTCAAGAATTTAAAGAAATTCTTGACAAAGAGTCAGGAGCAGAAGATGGTGGCACTATTAGAGATTTGTTATCAACATACCAAAATAGCATAGATATTAATAATCAAATAATTGCACAAGCTGAAACAGATGTAGGAAAAAGCGGATACGACACTGAGCATTTATATGTAGTGCCATTGAAAAATATGGAAACTGTTGATGTTGCAGATGCATCTGATGCTACTATTGATGCAAGTTTAGAAAACACTGGATTTGATGCAAGCATTGTATTAAATTCTCCTGATCACAATTACTACGTCGGATATTTAACAGGCGATGCAGTTCCTCCTAACGGAGCACCCTATGGATTTGGCATAACTTTTCCATCGTCTGCTATTACAGGGCAATTTTATCTCAGGACAGATTATCTTCCTAACAGATTATTTAGATATGATGGCAGACATTGGATTAAATTTGAAGATAATGTAAGAATGACTATTAATCAAACTGGAGAAACTCAAACTACCGATCCAGATAAAGTTAAAAAGACACAAAAAGGTACGTTTATCAACAATACCACTACTGCTACTATTGCAGGAGAAGTTGTACAAGAACGTCAAGCATTGAGTAAAGCCTTAAAACCGAGAGCAGATAATTAAAATGTATATCTATAAATTTACACACATACCAACAGATAGGTGTTATATAGGTAAAGACGGGGGGATGGACTCGTAGAGATGGCGGTCCTATGAAGGGGAAAAATTGTTCCGAATCTCATAAACAGAAAGTAGGCATGGCTAATAAAGGTAAGAAAAAAGGAATGACGTGGGAAGAAATTTATGGAGTCGAAGGTGCTGCAAATCGTAGAGCAAAAAATAAACTTCAAAAAATAGAAAAGGAGGCTTCGGTTTAATACCGATGTACTATTATAGATTGGTTTTATGACGCGCAAGTAAGAAGATATCTTACACAATTCATGAATGTAATGAGCAACTTTGCTTACAAAGATGCTAAAGGTCAGTTAACTCAAGTGCCTGTTAGGTATGGAGACATGACTAGACAAGTTTCGCAAATTCTTAAAAAGAATAGTGAAAACACAATTCCTAGTGCACCATTTATTGCATGTTATATCAAAGACTTGCAATTCGATCGCCCTCGTATGCAAGACCCTACATTTGTTAGTAAGATACATATTAGAGAGAGGGCATGGGACGAGGCAGGACAGGAATATCTAAATACTCAAGGTAGTAACTATACAGTAGAAAGAATAATGCCTAGTCCGTGGGTTATTACTTTTGCCGCAGATATTTGGACAACTAATACAGATATGAAATTTCAAATATGGGAGCAATTATCTGTATTATTCAATCCTAGTTTTGAGATACAAACTACAGATAATTATGTAGATTGGACTTCGTTAAGTGTGTTAGATTTAGCAGGACAAGTTTGGAGCTCAAGGACTATTCCCCAAGGAGTTAGCGAAGATATAGATATACTTACAATGACTTTTACAGCACCTGTATGGATTACGCCGCCTGCTAAAGTTAAAAAATTAGGAATTATCACAAAAATTATTTCTAATGTATATGCAGTCGGTAACGGAGTCATTAACTCTAGCTATGATAAAGATGGAGCAGCTGAACTTTTTGGCAATATTAGCCCTGATACATCAATAGTTGTAACTCCAGGAAATTACGATTTATTAGTTTTAAATAACACTGCGAGATTAATTAAATCTAACGGACGCGGTGAAGAAATAGATATCAGTTCGCCGGGAAATGTTGCGTCGTGGCATAAGCTGTTGGATTTATATCCTGGTAAATTTAGAGCAGGGTTAAGTCAGTTGAGATTTACGCAACCAGATGATAGTGAAGTTATTGCATATATCAGTTTAAATCCAGCTGATGATTTTTCTATGATTTTAAATATTGACACAGATACCATTCCTAGTAACACTGTAATATTAGGCAGAGGAACAGTAGATGCTGTTATAAATCCAGAAACTTATAAACCTATAAATTTATCAGCAGGCACACGATTCTTAATATTAGAAGATATAAATGTAAATTCAGCTTTTGGAAATGTAGGGTATGATGGTCCAGATGCTTGGAAAAATAATGATAATTCAGATTTTCAAGCACATGCAAATGATATTATAGAATGGAACGGAAGTTCATGGTCTGTTGTTTTCAATTCTGCCGCTATTAGTGAAATTATTTACATAACTAATTCGTATACAGGAACTCAGTATAAATGGGACCAAGGAGCATGGTCCAAAACGTACGAAGGTATATACGATAAACAGGTATGGAGACTAGTTTTATAAATCAAATAACGTGCAGCGGGGGGCTATTTTTCTCTAAAGATACTAAAAGGTTTTTATTTTTACTAAGGACACAGGGTAAAACAGCAGGAACCTGGGGACTAGTAGGAGGAAAAAAAGAACCTAGCGATATTACACCCGTAGATACCCTTACTAGAGAAATTTCTGAGGAAGTTGGAAAAACTTCGTCAATTGAAAAGATAATTCCGTTGGAATTATTTGTTAGCAACGATCAAAATTTTCAATATAACACGTACTTACTGTTAGTCGAAAAAGAATTTATACCAAAGCTTAATAACGAGCATTCAGGATATGCGTGGGTAGGGTTTGATCAATGGCCGAAGCCGTTGCACCAGGGAGTTAAAACTTCATTGTCTAACAAAATTATTCGTGCAAAAATAGAACTATTGCTAGCGTTACTTTAGATCTCGGGGACCAAACCCGTATGTTCCTAAATGCCGTAGTTCCTGACTCAACGCAGTATCTACTTTAATACTATATCCAGCTTCTGAAATTTTCTTGCATAGATACATATCTTCACCAAGGAAATCGTTTGATTCAGGAGTCCATTGAAAATTAAACCAAGGTTTTTCTAATTCTCGAAAAATACTAGTTTTTATCAACATACATCCCATACCCATACCCTCGACTGTTACCAAATTATTTTGTACATCAAAAGGTAATGGGTCTTCCCAACTACCAATTTTTTTATAGGCAATTCCCTTGGCAGGAAATTGTCGCCTTACATAATTTGCAGCAACTACAGGTTCATTATGAGATAGTAATCTTAATGCTGTCGTTGCAGGAAACACAATATCACTATCTAACCATAGTATATAATCAGATTCTAATTCAACAGCCATGGTAGCTAATCTCTCACGTTGTGTCAATAAAATTGTACTAGCATCCATGAATACATGAGTATCTAAATCATTCATGGTATTAAATTTTACCAATTCTGCTAAACTTAACGCATGTGCAGAATGCAGTGTGTCCCTAGTAGGAATACACACTGCCAGTTTATTAATTTTTTTTGACCATTTACTTGAAGAAAATACTGATTTATTTTTCATGCGCCTGCTACATCTTGACTAAGTGTTTCACCCTTGATTACCAACCCTCTAATAGAATTAATTAAATCTTGAGTACGTTTAGCACATATTATAAAGTCAGTAGGGCTCAATTTGCAAGCCGTAGTCATTGTATCAAAAGATATTTGTTTATTAGTTAGCACTTCAATTGCACTAATTCTTGCTAAATTTTCAAGAAACACATCTTTTGCATCGTCGTCTGATTGATCCACTATATCTTCTATGTCGTAATCATCAATCTCATCTAATAGTTCTATTAAATGGCTTAATTCTTGCTGTTCAGCTAATGATGCAGATGAATATTCTTGTAAAAATTTAATTCGTTGAAGGAAATTAAATAATGTCTTAGGATTAGTAGTCCTGTCAAAATATATAATGTTATCCAATTCCCACTTGCTTGGGCTAATTTTTATTTTCTCTAATAATTTATCTATTTGTGTTGTATTCATTATAAGTATCCATAAGGAGTTGTGTCGCCACCGAACGTAAATGAAAATCTAATTAGTGTGCCAGCGGGAGCTGCTTGAGCTCCAAATGCAGATCCTGTACCTAAAATTGCACTTAATTTAATATTCTGTCCGCCGCCGGTTCCTGTAAGGTTAGCATTACCTACTGTACCTGGCACAATATTTGTATATGCTCGATGAACTTTTCCCATCGAAATTGCTGATCCTGTTGCTGGTAATATTGCCATACGTTTCTCTAGCGAGCTCCTTATTTACTAATCAAACGAGACAACATGTCTATAATCTGATTTAGTTGTTTATATTATTTAATTACATCTATTCGTCTTTTAAAATGATAAGTTAGATTACTAAAGCAATTAATTCTGATATTATACCATAATTATTTCTTTTTAGTTATACCAATGTTTCATATCATAGGAAGTTCAGGAAATGTCATCCTAATCATATAAGACTTTGTAATATATTTAACCTTTATATATTCATAAAGACACGCTGCACCTACGAATATATATCATATGTGCACAATGTATCGATTGTATATTATCTAAATGTTAAAATCTCAGATGTTCATATTACATTAAATCCTGCTGTCCAGCCAGGAGTACACGCATCGGCAAATGTCCAGGTTGCACCCATTTCTTGCCTTCGTTTATTTTCGTCTGTCCATTCTCGAGTACTAACTCTCGGCCAACATATTACCTGAGGAGGCTCAGTGACATATAATGGTAATCCAGAATCTGTCTTCATAATCAACCATTCGTCAACGTTGTTACCAACACCATTCTTTTCAACATCGCTGATTAACCATTGAGCAGTAGCAGGAGACAACCCACACGCATGAACACCCATTGCCCTCGGTATTCTTACAAGAGATTTAATAGGTCCAATTGGTTCGTACATCTGTGGTAACCCGACTCTATGACCGAATGTAATCACTGCCATATCAGGAATGTCAATGTTTCTTACGTCGCCCTTAACAATAGCGTCATGTTCCAGTATCAAACATGGTTTTCCAATTTCTACAATTCTACGCCAAGATTTGATGTGCGATGCATGACAATTATTATGACCGGGCATACCAATGTATTCAGGACGTTTCCAGGTTCCGACTGCTTTAAATGCATCGTCACTACTCATAAACTCAATACCGTCAATGAATTCATAAGGAACGCCGTGCCTCTCGCATGACTCTGCACATATTTGTGCATATTCCATAGATAAGTCGACTTTTAAGCGACGAATAATTAAAGCTCTATCAATTTTACTCATAGTGATTTGAATCCGTTAATGTAGTTTTGCGTCGTAGACCTAATGTCAATTGTATTAGATCCAGGTGTCATATGTTTATGTCCTTCTTTTTGCCATTCTCTTGTTGACATTCTTGGCCAACAAACTGCTTGCGGAGGATCGCTCAAATACAACGGTAATCCGCAAGATGTGTTAATCAATTGATCAACATTAATATCAACACCATTCTTTTCTGCATCCTCTATAAACCATTGTGCTGTAGTCGGTGTTAGCGCATAGGCATGGCCGCCTGTTGATACAGGAATGGAAACCATTTCTTTTATTGGTCCAACTGGGTCATACATATCAGAATTACCGATCCTAAGACCGAACACATTTATTGCCATATCAATAATATCAACATTGCAAATATTTCCTTTGACAATCATATCATGTTCAAATATAACACATGCTTTATTTAATTCAACGATACGTCTCCATGCTTTAATATGAGATGCGTGGCAATTGTTATTTCCAACAGATACTCGTTTTTTTACATTATTAGGATGTAACCATACACCTACTGTTTTCATTGCATCTTCAGAAGTCATAAACTCAATTCCATCAATGAATTCATAAGGAACGCCGTGCTTCTTGCAACCTGCTGCACACATATTCGCATATTCAATTGACTCTTGAACCCGAACTCTTCTAATAATCAATGCGCGATCAACTTTCATAATACACCTTAATTCATTTTGTTGCTTCAACTACTGTTGAATGCAAAGTCCTCATTGGATCATCTCTATCTAGATTATTAAATTCAACTAATCTACTTCGACGATACGGATGTTCCTTAACATCTTTAAAACCTAAATCGCACATACAGTCAATTAATTCTTGAGTATACCAAAGATGCTTGTGTTCGCCTTCTTGATGAAGTAATCGCAATGCAGCTTTCTTTTGTTTACTCATATTAGTAACTTCCTGAATACTAAAGAACTGTCTATAATATGGATTATTAAATGGATTTTCTCTATCGATAATGTACTGGTTGTACATTACAACAAACGGATGTCCATTATGATCTTGATCGCTATTCAACATATCAACGAAATTCATTGATGGCCAAATAGTCCTGATCGTTGCCCCAGGCTTCATTACTCTATGCATCTCTTTCAAGAACGCAATTCCCTGATCTTTAGTTAGATGCTCAAGGAAGTGTTCGCTGTATGTTCCATCATATGTATCATTGTCAATTCCAGGAATTGGAAGGTTGGTCATGTCATAAACAATACCGCCCCGAACTCGCATATCACGAATAACATCCCAGCTAGCGTTTCTCTTATAATTTCCTGCAATCTCCAAAAATTTCATAATAATCTTTCATTCTTAAAATGATAATCCGAGTCTGCGTAGTTCTTGCTGAACTGTTTTGCAACACAAACAAACCCAATCGATTTCATGTATTCAATTACTTCAGGTGCCTTTGGTGCTCCTTTGTTATAATCAACCACTTGAAGTTCTAAAATTATGTCCCTTACATGATTGATACAAATAGGGGCACCTTTTATAACATCTAACTCGGCGCCCTGAATGTCCATCTTAATCAAATCAGGTAATGGATAGTTCTTTGATTGCACTATTGTATCCAGCGTTACAGTCTTCAGCATCCTTTTATGAGATTCTGTATATATTGCGGAAGCTTTGCTATTGATTTTTTCATTTTCCTGATAGTAAGAACATCCTCCTGGATACTCGAGACTATAATAAAATCCTACTTCTTTACCATCTCGATCAGACAATATACAATTTTCAAATTCGATTCCATTATACAGAAAGCTAAGTTCGGTTAGTGCATCGAAACAAATGAATCTTGCGTGTGGCCAAACAAGTTTTGCCTTTCTGTGCCAATGTAACACACATGACCCGATATCGTATATGACAGAAGGATTTATGTCTTTAATGGAATTTATATAATTAACATGACTTTTCGGAAGAAGATCTGCTCTATGTACATTAACCAAACTTTGTATCATTTTGCATTACTTATTAAATAATCATTCCATTCTTGTATACGGGTATCCCAAGAATAGTTTGCGTCTGTATATTCTTTTTGTTTATTTAGATGCCCTGTATTTCCAGATTGTACCTGAAGGATTGCTTCTTCAAGTTTTTTCTCAAACATTACTTCGTGCATAGCACGATTGTTTGAATAATCATACATATTTGTGAAACCTTTGGCAGTTTCAGGAAGAGCAGCAATGTTAGAATGCACACACAAACAACCTGCACTCATTGCTTCAACTAACGCAATACAAGATGTTTCCATAAACGTTGATGGGTAAGCAAATATATGAGCGCGTTGAAGAGCGTTGTGAATTTCTTGATTGCTTACAGTGCCATTATATTTGATTTGAGGATTTGACTGCATTCTTGCAAACAGATTCCTAAAATCATGATCTCTCCCCGGTATACCATAAATCTTGTATGAGGAAAATACTTCCAATTCGACGTTTGGATATTTCGGTGCAATCTTATCAAATGCATTTAATAACAAAAACAGACCGCGTTCAGGAACAGACATATAGATTAACCGAATCTTATCTGTTGGCTTGGTGTGTTGTGGTATTGGTGTTATTGCATTACGCAATACCTTGAACCTTGATTGGTCAGCTTCGTTAAATTGATAGTGACGTTGATAAAATTGCTTTTGCCATTCTGAAACATAAACAATCTTGTCAACAAACTTCCAACGATTTGATACATGTAATGCAGCACTCTCCGACACTTCAGATATATTCATCTGTCCTGGAAGATTGTGTGTCCAATAGATTTTTGTCTTATTGTCTTTTGGAAACAACATGATAGCTCGACCAATGGAGAAGTGATTAGAGAAGGACAAATCAAGTCTTTTCTCTAATCCTCTCATCATTAGTTCTGTACCACTTGCTGCATTTACACTTACAGGGTCATAAACAATTCCCATAATCTAGTACCTTACTTATACGTCGATGGTACTAGTGTCTATGGTGTTATCTACTTTGAACTTAAATGGACGTTGTAAATATTCAAGGGTCATACGACGGTGCCAACGTCTTAGCATGTCTTCGTTTGTCATTCCATCTACTTTATTAATTATCTTTGTCAACGAACGACCAGTTTTGTTAGAAAACTTGATTGTCAATTGAGTATCTGTTTCACTTAAAATTTGTTCTGTAATTAATGCCATTTTTAACTCCTATGTTAGAAAGAAATAGTCTTGCGAGGATCTTGCGCAAATAGACTAATTAATTTATCCTCGACACTCAACCTGCGTGTCGGCGAATTTTGTCGTATATCATATATGTAGGCTTTACCAGAAGATGTTCCACTTGCATCATCCTCGTTGGCTACACCGACGATAACGTAGTTATCTGATATTGCTACCGTTCCAAAATAATCATCAGCACCTGTACCATATGCATTGGGATTATTTAAAGTATATAGTAATTCACCTGTAGTAACATTGTAGATGTATACTTTTCCTGTATTATAAACAGGACCGGCGCTATCTTCTTCATCTGCAGATACAATTGCGTAATTACCAGATATTGCTACCGAAATACCAAAATTATCATACTCACCTGTACTAAAAGTATTAGGATTATGTAGTGTTTGCATAAGGAGGCCGTTTGTTACGTTATAGATGTATGCTTTTCCCGAACTGGAACCTGTTGCGTCGTCTTCTTGATATGCACCAACAATTGCATAATTGCCCGATATTGCAATAGAAGAGCCGAAATAATCAAACTCTGTAGTACCATATGCATTAGGATTGTTCAGTGTAAAGAGCAGTGCCCCTGTAGTGACATTATAAATGTATACTTTTCCTGATTCGAGCCCAGTGGCGGTGTCTTCGTATGCTGCACTAACCATTGCATAATTACCAGATATTGCTACCGATATACCAAAAATATCATTTAAACCGGTTCCGTATGCATTAGGGTTGTCCAATATCCAGACTATTGCACCGGTAGCAACATTATAGATGTATGCTTTACCTGAAACTGTACCAGTTATGTCATCTTCGTAACCTGCACCAACGATAGCATAGTTACCTGATATTGCTACCGAAGCCCCGAACTCATCATCTGCACTAGTACTATAAGCATTAGGATTAGTTAGTGTCCATATTAATTGACCGGTAGTAACATTGTAGATGTATGCTTTACCTGAATCTACACCACCTGGATCATCTTCGCCCCATGCGCCTACAATAGCATAGTTGCTAGATATTCCAACTGAAGATCCAAAATAATCATATGAACCAGTGCTATAATCATTAGGATTGTTTAGTGTCCAAAGTAATGCGCCGGTAGTAACATTGTAGATGTATGCTTTGCCTGAGCTAGCACCACTTGCATCATCTTCGTACCCTGCACCAACAATAGCATAGTTACCAGATATTGCCACCGATTGTCCAAAACCGTCACTAGCACCTGTACTGTAAGCATTAGGATTACCCAACACAAACTTCAGTGGATTTACGTAAGGGGCATATGAAGTCTGATATATATTAGCATCTACTAACTTTTCGTATCCACCAATTACAATGGGATTATTGTATGTGTAATTTTTATTTACGTTAAAGATGTATGCTTTTCCTAAACCAATACCACTAATATCATCTTCATTATATGCACTAACGATAACATAGTTACCTGATATTGCTAGAGGCTGACCGAAATAATCACCAGCACCTGTACCATATGCATTGGGATTATTTAAAGTATATAGTAATGCACCTGTAGTAACATTGTAGATGTATACTTTTCCTGATGTAGTTCCACTTTCATCATCTTCGTACCCTGCTCCAACAATAGCATAATTACCTGATATTGCTACTGAGTAACCAAAATTATCATCAGCACCTGTACTATAAGCAGTTGGATTGTTTAGTGTCCAAAGTAATGCACCTGTAGTAACATTGTAGATGTATACTTTTCCTGATGTAGTACCACTTGCATCATCTTCATTAAATGCACCAACAATAGCATAATTGCCCGATATTCCTACTGAGAAACCAAAATTATCATTTAGCCCGGTGCTATAAGCATTAGGATTGTTTAGTGTATGAACTAAGGCACCAGTAGTAACATTATAGATGTATGCTTTACCTGATTGTAAACCATCGGCAGCATCTTCATTATTTGCTCCTAATATAGCATAGTTGCCAGATATTGCAACCGAAGTACCAAAATTATCATCTTGACTTGTACTATAAGCATTTGGATTGTTTAGTGTCCATATTAATTGACCAGTAGTGACATTAAAGATGTATGCTTTACCGGACCCGCTGCCTGTACTTGCTTGATCTTCACCCCATGCAGTAACGATAGCATAATTTCCAGAGATCGCTAAACTATTTGAAAAAGAATCAAATACGCTTGTACTATAAGCATTCGGATTGTTTAGTGTACATACTAATTGACCAGTAGTAACATTAAAGATGTATGCTTTACCAGAACTAATACCACTTGCATCATCTTCATTTATTGCACCGACAGCAGCATAGTTGCCTGATATTGCGACTGATAAACCAAAATTATCATTTGTTATTGTGCTATAAGCATTAGGATTATCTAGTGCCCAGACTAGTTCACCAGTAGTGACATTATAGATGTATGCTTTACCCGAATCAGGACTACTAATGTCATCTTCACCATGTGCGCCAACGATAGCATAGTTACCTGATATTGCTACTGATCGTCCGTGATATGATGATGCACCATTAGCGTTAAACTTATTTGGATTATCAATTGTTAAATATCGAACACCTGTAGTAACATTATAGATGTATGCTTTTCCTGATTGTGACCCACTAGCATCAGCTTCTTGATATGCACCAATGATTGCATAATTGCCAGATACGGCTACTGAATTACCAAAATAATCATACGAACTGGTGCCGTACGCATTAGGATTGTTTAGTGTAAAGAGTAATGCACCGGTAGTGACGTTATAGATGTATGCTTTACCTGAACCAATGCCGTTGACATCAGCTTCTTCAGGTGCACCAACAATGGCATAGTTACCTGATATTGCAACTGAGTATCCAAACCTGTCGCCGGTACTTGTACTATATGCATTAGGATCATTTAGTGTAAAGAGTAGTGCACCGGTAGTGACGTTATAGATATAGGCTTTACCGGAATATATGCCAGATGTATCACTTTCATTTATTGCACCGACAGCAGCATAGTTACCTGATATTGCTACAGCCCATCCAAATCTATCATTCTCACTTGTACTATAAGCATTAGGATTATCCAATGTCCACACTAATGCGCCAGTAGTGACATTAAAGATATATGCTTTACCCGAACTATTACCACCTACATCGGCTTCGTAACTTGCACCAACAATAGCATAGTTACCAGATACGGCCACAGAGTCACCAAACCCGTCTCCGGCACTGGTACCATAAGCATTAGGATTATCTAATGTCCAAAGTAGTAGGCCAGTTGTTACATCAAAAATATATGCTTTACCTGAATACGCACCGCCAGCATCACCTTCCCAATTCGCACCAACGATAGCATAATTACCTGATATTGCTACTGAGTAACCAAAATAGTCATTTCGACTTGTACTATAAGCATTGGGATTATTTAAAGTATATAGTAGCGCGCCAGTGGTAACATTGTAGATGTATACTTTTCCTGAACTATAACCACCTGCATCACTTTCATTTATTGCACTAACAATAGCATAGTTACCTGATATTGCAACTGAGTAGCCAAACTCATCATCGAACCCGGTACTATAAGCACTAGGATTGTTTAGTGTCCACACTAATGCGCCAGTAGTGACATTAAAGATATATGCTTTTCCTGAATCATTACCGTCTGCATCATCTTCCCTATATGCACCAACAATAGCATAGTTACCCGATACGGCCACTGAAACACCAAATCTGTCGCCGTTACTGCTAAGTTGGCTTAAAAATTGAGGATAGTTTATTGTTTGTAGTAACGACCCTCCTGGAGTCGTTGTAATATTTGAGCTAGCAATTACATCACTAGTTTGTGTTGTACCGTCTGCAAATTGAATGCTTCTTAAGTACATATTTCTACTATCATCAATCGCGTTATACCCGTTTACTTTTATTGCCATAATATTCTCTTAGAAAATAGATTGTGATACAGTAAGTATTTTGTCAAGATACGTTTGATCAGTAATTGAAAAGATGTATGATTTACCAGAACCAGAACCGCTAGCATCATCTTCTTGATATGCACCAACAATAGCATAGTTACCCGATATGGCTACTGACCAACCAAAAACATCGCTTCCTGCAAAATCATACGCATTAGGGTTATCTAATGTACATATTAATTGACCAGTTGTTATGTCGAAAATGTATGCTTTTCCTGATTCAGTACCACCTGCATCATCTTCGTAGTATGCACCAACAATAGCATAATTACCAGATATTGCCACCACAGTACCAAATTGATCACCGTTACCTGTACCATAAGCATTAGGATTGTTTAGTGTCCATACTAATTGACCAGTAGTTACGTTGAAAATATATGCTTTTCCTGAATTTTGACCACTAGCATCATCCTCAAACGATCCAACAATGGCATAGTTGCCTGATATTGCCACCGACACGCCAAACCCATCGTATCCACCTGAACTATAAGCATTAGGATTGTTTAGTGTCCAGACTAGTGCACCGGTTGTTACGTTGAAAATATATGCTTTACCGGAACTAAAACCACGTACATCATCTTCGTAACTTGCACTAACAATAGCATAGTTACCTGATATTGCCACTGAAGCACCAAACCCGTCATTAGCACTTGTACTATATGCATTAGGGTTAGTTAGTGTCCAAAGTAATGCACCAGTAGTGACATTAAAAATATATGCTTTACCAGAAGAAGTACCACTTGCATCATCTTCTTGCCATGCGCCAACGATAGCATAGTTACCTGATATTGCTACTGAATAACCAAACTGATCACCTGCACTTGTACTATATGCATTAGGATTATCTAATGTCCATAATAATTGGCCAGTTGTTACGTTGAAAATATATGCTTTACCGGAATTTGTGCTGCCGGCTGCATTGTATTCGGTATATGCACCAACAATAGCATAATTTCCTGATATTGCTACCGAATAACCAAAATAATCAGTATCATATATGTTAGGGATTAAAGGATTTGGATTAATTAATGTATGCAACAATTGTCCCGTTGCAACATTATAAATGTATGCAGTTCCAGAGTCATATAAAAAGTCTAATCCGTACGGTGCAACTTCCTGAAATGCACCAACAATAGCATAATTACCAGATATTGCTGATGAGTAACCGAACTGATCATTGAAGCTTGTACTGTAAGCATTTGGATTATCTAAAGTCCACACTAATCCTCCTGCAGGGTGTGCTACTTGAAACGCTTTATGCGTTAGTAAGTTTAAAGATGCTCCGGAAGAAAAGTTGATTTCTTCAACATATGCAGAATCTACTGCCTGAGATATCTGGAATATGTAAGCTTTACCGGAATCAACTCCGCCTACATCATCTTCGGTTTGTACACCGACAATGGCATAGTTACCTGATACGGCTACTGAATTACCAAATTGATCACCGTTACCTGTACTATAAGCACTAGGATTGTTTAATGTACGAATTAATGCACCAGTAGTAACATTATAGATGTAGGCTTTACCAGAAGAAGTACCGCTAGCATCATCTTCGTTGTATGCACTAACAATAGCATAGTTACCGGATATCGCTACTCTGGAGCCAAACTCATCATTTAGCCCGGTACTATAAGCATTAGGATTGTTTAGTGTCCAAAGTAATGCGCCGTTAGTAACATTATAGATGTATGCTTTGCCAGATTGAGAAACAGTTTGTCCTTCATCTTCTTGATATGCACCAACAATAGCATAGTTACCCGATACGGCTACTGAAAATCCAAATCTATCTGATATTCCAGTACCATATATATTAGGGTTGTTTAGTGTCCATACTAATTGACCAGTAGTAACATTATAGATGTAGGCTTTACCAGAAGAAGTACCTCTAGCATCATCTTCTTCATGTGCACCAACAATAGCATAGTTACCCGATACGGCTACTGAATAACCAAAATAATCATTCAAGCTTGTACTATAAGCATTCGGATTGTTTAGTGTCCATACTAATTGACCAGTAGTGACGTTATAGATGTAAGCTTTTCCCGAGTACGTACCACCTGCATCGTCTTCACCCCATGCATTAACGATAGCATAGTTACCTGATATTGCTACGGCCCATCCAAAATTATCATTCAAGCTTGTACTATAAGCATTAGGATTGTTTAGTGTCCAAAGTACTGCGCCGTTAGTAACATTATAGATGTATGCTTTACCAGAAGTAATACCGCCACCTGCCTCGGCTTCACCCGGTGCACTAACAATAGCATAGTTACCTGATATTGCAACTGATTGGCCAAAATTGTCATTAGCACCTGTACTATAAGCATTGGGATTATCTAATGTCCATAGTAATTGACCGGTTGTTACGTTGAAAATGTATGCTTTTCCTGAATTGAAGCCTGTTGCATCGGATTCGGTCCATGCACCAACGATAGCATAGTTACCTGATATTGATACTGAGTTGCCAAACCGGTCATAGATCGTTGCACCGTACACATTAGGATTATCAATTGTTTTGAGATACACTCCGGAACTTGCACTAAATGTGTACACTTTACCTGATCGATTACCGCTTGTATCACCTTCACCCCATACGCCAACAATGGCATAGTCGCCGGATATTGCCACCCTGTTACCAAATCTGTCATTGGCACTGGTACTATAAGCATTAGGATTGTTTAGTGTCCATAGTAGTTGGCCAGTTGTTACGTCGAAAATATATGCTTTACCGGAACTAAAACCACCTGCATCAGACTCAAAAGATGCGCCAACGATAGCATAGTTATCTGAGATTGATACTGATTCACCAAAATTATCATCTGCACCGGTACTATAAGCACTAGGGTTATTCAATGTAAACAGTAGTGTACCAGTAGTAACATTGTAGATGTATGCTTTTCCTGAATACGCACCGCCTGTATCACCTTCTTGATATGCACCAACAATTGCATAGTTACCAGATACAGCTACTGAGAAACCAAAATAATCAAGTGCACTTGTACTGTAAGCATTGGGATTATCTAATGTCCATAGTAATTGGCCAGTTGTTACGTCGAAAATATATGCTTTACCAGAACCAAGGCCGCTGGCATCGTCTTCTGAAGATGCACCAACAATAGCATAGTTACCCGAGATTGATACTGAATTACCAAATTGATCATTTGCGCTAGTACCATATAGATTAGGATTATCTAATATCCACGCTAGTTGGCCAGTTGTTACGTTGAAAATATATGCTTTACCGGAAGTAGCGCCGCTTGCATCAGACTCAAAATATGCACCAACAATAGCATAATTACCAGATACGGCTACTGAATTACCAAACCGATCTCCTGAACTTGTACTGTAAGCATTAGGGTTGTTTAATGTCCATAGTAATTGACCAGTTGTTACGTTAAAAACGTAAACTTTACCTGAACTAGTACCACCAACAATATCTTCGTACTGTGCACCAACAATAGCATAATTACCAGATATTGCTACTGAATTACCAAACAAATCCCCCGAAGCTGTATCATAAGCATTAGGATTGTTTAATGTACGAATTAATGCACCGGTTGTTATGTCGAAAATATATGCCTTACCTGAAGAATCACCACTTGCATCATCTTCTTCAGGTGCACCGACAATAGCATAGTTACCATCTATCGCCACCGGGTCACCAAAATAATCATTATTTGAATTTAAAATTACATTTGTACCTGGATTATTTAATGTGAATATAAGAGCACCTGCGGTTCCTACATTCTCTCCCAATTTAGCAGCATCAAGATTCGCAGTAGATTGTACAGTACCATCGGCAAATTGAATGTTGTTGATTGCAAGTGCGCGGCGGTTGTTGTTTATAACTGTTGTACCGTTTATTTGTATCGCCATTTTTTGTCCTTAAGAAACCATTTGAACTAACCGATCCAAATATGTCAGATCACGTACGGAGAATAAGTATGCTTTACCGGAAGTAGTGCCACCTGCATCATCTTCAGCATATGCACTAATGATAGCGTAGTCACCTGACATTCCTATCAACCCACCGAACATATCAGCTGTACTTGTATCATAAGCATTAGGATTATCCAATGTCCACACTAATGCGCCAGTAGTAACATTAAAGATGTATGCTTTACCCGAACCATTACCGCCTGCATCATCTTCCCCTGTTGCACCAACGATAGCATAGTTACCCGATATTGCTGCCGAAACACCAAACCCGTCATTAGCACGTGTACCATATGCATTGGGATTATTTAAAGTATATAGTAATTCACCTGTAGTAACATTGTAGATGTATGCTTTTCCTGAATACGCACCACCTGTATCACCTTCATCCGCTGCGCCAACAATGGCATAATTGCCTGATATTGCCACCGAGTATCCAAACCTGTCGCCGGTACTTGTACTATATGCATTAGGATCATTTAGTGTCCAGACTAGAGCGCCTGTAGTTACATTATAGATGTATGCTTTACCAGAATATGACCCACCTGCATCTTCTTCTTGAACTGCACTGACTATAGCATAGTTGCCTGATACTGCTACTGAATTACCAAACCAATCTCCTGAACTTGTACTATATGCATTAGGGTTAGTTAGTGTCCAAAGTAATGCACCAGTAGTGACATTAAAAATATATGCTTTACCCGATTGGGTGCCACTAGAATCATCTTCGTATACTGCACCAATAATAGCATAATTACCTGATATTGCCATCGAATAACCAAAATTATCACTTTGACCGGTGCTATAAGCATTAGGATTATCTAATGTCCATATTAATTGACCAGTAGTAACATTATAGATGTATGCTTTACCAGAAGAAGTACCGCTAGCATCACTTTCGGTCCGTGCACCAATAATAGCATAATTACCTGATACAGCTACTGAGTAACCAAAATAATCATTTGCACCTGTGCTATATGCATTAGGATTATTTAATGTAAAGAGTAGTGCACCAGTAGTGACATTAAAAATGTATGCTTTACCCGAATCAGAACCACTAATGTTATCTTCCCAGTATGCACCCACAATGGCATAGTTACCATCTATTGCCACCGAAACACCAAAATTATCATTTGCACTTGTACTATAAGCATTCGGATTATCAAAAGTCTTCAGAAGTGCTCCTGCAGGTACACTTGGTTGCAACAACTTGCCACCACCGTCAAGTGTAAACCCATTTGCAAGTTTTACTGAATCTACATTGTTAAGAGCATAAACGTCATTTACTGCAAAGATGTAGGCTTTACCCGATTGATTACCACCCGCATCATCTTCGTAGTATACACCAACAATAGCATAGTTACCGGATATGGCTACCGAATTACCAAAATAATCGCCGAAACTTGTACTATACGCATTAGGATTATTCAATGTCCAAAGTAATTGGCCAGTAGTAACATTGTAGATGTATGCTTTTCCAGAATCAGTGCCACCTGCGTCTTCTTCTTGATATGCACCAACGATTGCATAGTTACCCGATATTGCTACTGAAACACCAAAATTATCATTTTGACTTGTACTATATGGATTAGGATTATTCAATGTCCACAATAGTGCACCTGTAGTAACGTTATAGATGTATGCCTTTCCAGAATCAGTACCACTTGCATCATCTTCAAAACATGCACCAACGATAGCATAGTTACCTGATATTGCTACTGAAGAACCAAAATAATCATATAACGATGTGCTATAAGGATTGGGATTATTCAGTGTCCAGACCAGTGCACCTGTAGTTACATTATAGATGTAGGCTTTACCAGAAAAAGTACCACTTGCATCATCCTCACCAACTGCACCAACAATAGCATAGTTACCTGATATTGCTACTGATTGACCAAAGTTATCACTTGCACTTGTACCATAAGGATTAGGGTTATTTAGTGTCCAGATCAGTGCACCAGTAGTGACGTTATAGACGTATGCCTTTCCTGAATCATTACCGCCTGTATCATCTTCACCATATGCACCAACGATTGCATAGTTACCCGATATTGCTACTGAAGTACCAAAAAAATCATTTAGACTTGTACTATAAAGATTAGGGTTATTTAGTGTCCAGACTAGCGCACCAGTAGTAACGCTGTAGATGTATGCTTTACCAGAATTAAAGCCACTTGCATCATCTTCAAGATATGCACTAACAATAGCATAGTTACCATCTACTGCTACTGACCAACCAAAATAATCACTGTCACTTGTACTATAAGCATTAGGGTTATTCAATGTCCAGACTAACGCACCAGTAGTAACGTTATAGATGTATGCTTTACCTGAATTAATGCCACCCGCATCATCTTCATTAACCGCACCAACGATAGCATAGTTACCTGATATTGCTACTGAGTAACCAAAAATATCGTATGCACTTGTACTATAAGCATTAGGATTGTTTAATGTCCACAGTTTAGTTCCTCTAACATATTTTCGGGTTGCTCCGTAATCATAGTCGTTTACGGAAGCAATCACCGAGGTGTATTGTTCGTATACTTGGTTATATTGATTTGTTACATATATATATGCCTTACCCGAAGCACTACCTGCACCTGCTTCAGATTCACCTCGCGCGCCCACAATAGCATAGTTACCCGATATTGCTACGGCCCATCCAAAATTATCAGCGTTACCTGTACTATAAGCAGTAGGGTTATCTAATGTCCAGAGCAATTGCCCGGTAGTAACATTAAAGATGTATGCTTTACCTGAACTGTATTCATATGGTGGATCGTCTTCTTCATATGCACCAACAATAGCATAGTTACCTGAGATCGACACTGATTCACCAAACCGATCATACTCACCTGTACCATACGCATTAGGATTATTTAGTGTCCATAGTAATTGACCAGTTGTTACGTCGAAAATATATGCTTTTCCTGAACTTTCTCCAACTGCATCGTCCTCGGACGAACCAACAATAGCATAGTTACCGGATATCGCTACTCTGGTGCCAAACCAATCATAATCTGAAGTATCATAAGCATTAGGATTATCTAATGTCCATACTAATTGACCAGTAGTAACATTAAAAATATATGCTTTTCCAGACATAGCACCACCAGCATCATCTTCACCGTATGCGCCAACGATAGCATAGTTACCATCTATTGCTGCTGAATAACCAAAATAATCATATCCACTTGAACTATAAGCATTAGGATTGTTTAATGTCCATACTAATTGACCAGTAGTTACATTAAAGATATAGGCTTTTCCAGAACCAGCACCGCCTGCATCACTTTCATTATATGCACCGACAATAGCATAATTGCCCGATATTCCTACTGAGAAACCAAAATAGTCATTAGAACCGGTACTATAAGCATTAGGATTGTTTAGTGTCCAGACTAGTGCACTGGTTGTTACGTTGAAAATATATGCTTTACCGGAACTAAAACCACCTGCATCATCTTCTTGAAATGCACCAACAATAGCATAGTTGTCTGATATTGCTACCGGACTACCAAAATAATCACTTGCACTTGTGCTATAAGCGTTAGGATTGTTTAGTCTCCAAAGTAATTGGCCAGTTGTTACTTCGAAGATATATGCTTTTCCTGAAAACGCACCACCTGCGTCTTCTTCTTGATATGCACCAACGATAGCATATTTACCAGATATGGCTACTGAATGACCAAACAAATCATATTGACTGGTGTCATAAGAATTTGGATTGTCAATTATCGACAACAACACGCTTGAGGGTACTGACTGGTTAACTCCTGCGGGTAATGTTTGAAATGTTGGATTGAAATATATTTTGTTTGGATTGACTATAGATTTACTATTATCAATTACACTCGTTCCTGCAATTTTTATTGCCATCTTCGCTCCTTATGAACTCGGCAATATTATTTATGCAATATCAATCAAAGAAAAACATATGCCATAACCTACAGTTTGTTATATTATCACCAAAGTAGCATGATGCAGCATGTATCATTTGTCCATCAAAAATAACCAATCTGTTAAAAACATTACCTACTACATCCACCGGTTGATATGGAGTAGGATCTAAAAAAGTCTTTTGATTAAATGCTCTCATAGGCTCAGGCTCATGCATATGTCTAATCCTTGTTTTTTTATGAGCATACATGCTAGTGCCAGCTTCAAATGGTGCATCAGGTGTAAGATATATCATAGCTGCCCACTTTTGTGCATCGCAATGATATACCAATGGCTGACCAGATACATTATATTGAAATCTGGCATTCATTCCGTATCTTCCCCAATCGTCTTCAGGAAGCCAACCTTTTATTTTTTCTCCAATAATATTCTCAAATGCTTCTTTAACACCCGGAATAAAGAATTGTTTTCTAGTCCTATTTCCTATATAGCCTTCATCATCAAAAAATTCCTGTTGTAATGCATACTCTCTAACAGCATATGGATCACTATAAAAATTATCAACTATAAATACTCTTTTATCAAGTTGTGGATTTACATTAAATAACATAGTCAAAATCCTAAATTCTTTTTTCTTACAAAATTTAAATCATAAGTTGTTCTAGAAACATGATTAGGTGTATTTTCAAATGGTAATATTGTTGGAGCAGATAATCTCCAATCTGTACCCCATTTTTTATTAAGATAATCTATGTTTAAACTAGTAGATGCATCTAATTGATCCTTGAGTAACGGATCTATGTCGCTGCTATCCTTATGATCTTTTCTTTCAACAAATTTTCTATAATATGGTTTACTTAAAGAAATTACTTTTCTAATAGGACGATGCATAAATCTAATCATATAATCAACGTCCTCGCAGAACATAGGATATAAATTTTCATCAAACAACCCAAATTCTTGAATAATAATATCTCTAATAAAAAAGAAATCCCAGCACCCGACTCCAAAATCGCCCGCATATCCATGTATCAGACCTATTAATGGATCCGAATCTGCATTAATCATCATTTCTTCAAGAATGCCAGGAGTAAATGCAACATCATCCTTAACTATTATCCAATATGGACTATTCATAAAACATTTAATGATAAGATTCCAACTGCCAGCAGTTCCTATATTAGCAGGTAATGTTGTTACTATTATATTCTTAACATATGGGTGATCTATGCTTTTTAATCTATCTAATTCTTGATCCAATTCACCCCTTCCGTTATTATTGATAATAACAAAATTATCTACAGGATAATCAATACTCATTAAAAGCCTATTGACCCAAAATGTATTATCTATAACAGATGTTCCTATGACAGGAATTGATTTTACTTTATTCATAATTTCCTCTATGGATGTTTTCTTTCCGTTTTTCTTCCACCATGCTAACACATTAATAGATGAGCGTTTATTTTCATCTATTGTTTCCATTTCTCTAAAATGCCCGTAAAAATAAGATACCAATGAAATTTGTTCTGTAAAAATAGGCAAGGTATATACATCACCATATTCTAAAAAATAAATTACATTTTCAATAAATGGAATAGCGCGGGGATCACCGGTAATTCTTAATATAAATTTATCATCTCCTATGCAATAATTATCAATTAATCTTTTTGCATATTCTCTAGTTATAATATATGCTGCTGCTGACCAATTCATATTGGTTCTAAGATGCAGGTTAACTCCTGATATTTTTTTATGTTTTACTAGGCATAATTGAACACAATTCCAATTTTTTGGCAAATTTTCCAATACATCATTCCAGGTAAAATTCCAATAATTAACTGAATTAAAATTTATATCATCTTCGAAAAAAATTGCGCATGGACTATCAGAATTTTCATACCATTCCTTGATCATTTTTAAATGAGAAATTGTACACCCTATTTGTCCATTATCTAATTGATGAAAATAAGATCCTGAAACTATTTCACTATTTTTTAAATCAATTTCCCTAGCATCGTATCCTTCTATCATTTTATGATTTTTGATACCATACTCTTCAAATTGTTTAATCATGTATTCCTGCCTTGATGAACCTTTTAAGGTTAACCAATATACCGGAGGAAAATTTTCTAATTTATTCATTCTTTATTTTTCTAATTTTAAAAAATTTTTTTCTTGTATAATTTTTTCTGAATTAACATCTATACCATTTTCACAAGATCTGCATATTTTGAATGTAGCATAAGGATTAGGAACAATATCATCGTAACTTTGATCATATAGATTGCCTAAGATATTTTCTAATCCATAATCCATGCAGCAAAGAGAAACATCGCCGTTGGGCAAAAGTACATTATGGTACATTTTTTCTTCACAATTACATGTCATATCTTTATTACCATGAAATATAGCTTTATAACTGCCGCTTAATTTTTCTAATTCAGGTTTTAACAGTGCTTCTCCTATTAAATTTCCAGCCCTGCTCCACATTTCTGGAACAGAAGCATCTGAAAAAATATGTTTTACACTTTCGTGCACTGGACCCATTGCCATAATATGTAAATTAGTAATTTCAGATTGAATATTTTTTATATGCTGTAATAATTCAATATAGGACTTTGTTATAGGATGTTTTGCTCTTTTTTCTTGATCGGGCAGATGTAGAACAAACCCTCCATTTGGATATCCTGCAAACGGAATATGTTTAATTCTACTAATATCTTCAATTGACATTCCTATACCAGTTGTAAAAATTGATATAGGATGCCCTTTTTCATGGGCATACAAAATCATGTCTGTACAATTCTTGTTCATCCACGGTTCTGTGAATCCTGCAAATGTAATCCGTACTTCCGAAGGAACTTTATCTATTAAAAATTTAAATCCGTCAACTGATAAAATTCTATCACCCTTATATCTAGTTTCTAATATACGTTGAGGGCAAAATACACAATCTATTACACATCCTTTTGCTGGAATAATAGTAGTAATTTCTAATGTTGGTGCACGAGACAGCCTCCATTTTTCTACATACGCTCCTGGAAATACTTTTATTTTGTTAGTCATTCTGTATATAAACGGTTATTGCTCCGTAATATTCAATAAAGTGATCATTCCATAAATCCCAAGTTATATCAATATTATCCATGGAAAATACTTTAACAGTTTTAAAATCACCTAAGTAGCTGTTTCTAAATTTTCTAAATTTTTCTTTTAATTCTTTATTACTGAGGTGAAATTCTCCTGCAATTTTTTTAACATTTTTTAAAATCCAAGATTTATTTTCGTCTGTGAATATATCATATTCACCGCCTTCACAATCTGTTTTTAAAAAATCTATATGGGTAATTGCATTATCATTTAGTATTGTAGAAAACTGAATTCCATCAGCTTCTGCTTCTTTCCCCCAAATTTCTTGCACGTCTTTGTCGAATAGTCCACGAGTTTTAAAAACAGTATTGACATTTGCTACAGCTTTATTAATGCATACCACATTATTATAATTACTTAAATTTTTACAAAGAGTTTGGTATAGATCTTTTTGAGGCTCTAAGCATATTACCTTCGAAGGAGACTGCTTCATTATATGATACGTAAACGGACCAACACTTGCACCTACATCTAATACTACATCATCTTTTTCTACCTTGAAAAACTTTTGATATACATCTTGTACAAAAATTTCATCATTAACAACACCGAGGAACCATGGATTTTCTGCAATTTGTCCCCAATCGAAATTTTCTTTAATATTTCCCAACATATAGTCTTCTGCACGTTTTGTGCCAGACTGTTTAGTTAACATACTATTTAAAATTACAGGGTCAATTAGATCAGGATGTATCCACCAGTCTTCATAGTTTCTCCATTCATCTGGTGCTATATCACCTACTACCATAATATACCCAAATGATTCTAGATATTTCCTAGACTTTTCTCTAAAACTTTTAGATACATCGCAATAATAATCATGTTCGTATGTAATTACTCCAAATTTATATTTTTCAAAAGGAATAGATAATAGTATTTTATAAGTAACTTCCGGAGGATCGCAATCGAGTTGTAGATAGTCTATTGTTGATGAAAAATTTAATCCTGATAGAAATCTATTATAATCTATTAATGTTGCATCTTTTAATACACACGGATTTTTTCTTTCCTTAGTAAATGCATCAACGAATTGTTGATCAACATCTACAGAGATTCCTGTCCAGTTAAATTCTTTCTCTAATAATGCGGTATTATTTCCATAAAATGGATTACCTGCTCCTATTTCTAAATAAGTTCCATTGCGTTTTCCATTTAACATTGTTAAAACAAACATGTCCTGGTATGCTTCAGAATAATTACGTTTAACATTTTCAGAATCTGGAAACTTATATTTTAGTCTTGGATATTTTAAATTTTCAAATAATATTAATTCTTTGGAATTAAATTCATTATACATTTGAAGATTTTTAATAACAGCAGACCTATGAGATTCATCTAATTCATAATTTTTCAATAAATCTTTGAATATATTTTTAGATTCTTCGCATAATCCACACCACCAACTGCTTACTGCTTTCTCAAATAATAATCCATATTTTCCAGGATATGGAATTTCCGTTCTTAATTTTGGAACATTAAAATCGCATACTTCTAGTCCGATAGATGCTAACATATAGGAAATAAACCAATCTCCTTCTTTAGCTTCTCTCTCGTGAAATCTACTTAATAAAAAATATGCCTCTGGTCTTTTAGGTAATAATGCAATTGCATGTTGCATTAATCCTTTAACAGAAAATCCACGAGTTCCTTGTTGTTCAAAGCACAATGCTGTTTTTATTAAGCATTCATATTTCAAATTTTCATCATTGGTTCTTTCTGCGGTTCTAATGTAATAAGATACAGCAGATGCAGTTTGTCCTATATTATTATAATATAATGCTAATTGAAAGTTATTTTCATCATTATTTGGATTTATAATAAAATTGCTCAGTAATGTATTTAATGGGATATCATTCATATGATTATATAGTAATAAATTTTTTAAATGCAGAAATAGGTAGTCTTAGTAAATATGCAGCGTTATCCTGAAACCCAAATGTAATCAGCAGGTCATCATTATATTGACACATTCCTACAGAAAATTCTACATGAGCATCCATCATTGAAAAGTCATTTGTATATTTTAAAATATTCCAATTCTTATCCCAAATGATAAATCTGTGTCTATAAACAGCATCTTTTCTTCCTACCTCGCTATTAAATAGATCAACTTCATGAGTTAATGTTATATAATATTCGTCAAATGATATTACTTGTGTGCCGCCTCTTAAATCTCTAGGTAATTGTATAGGATTTCCTAAAAATTCAGTTTTGCTAGTTTTGTTAGCAATGTCGACACTAACCAATTCTGTCGGATTTGTCCATTTAACATAATTAAATGGTTTATCAATAACTGGCATCCAATTCTTCTCACAGTAAGAAGTTAAATCGTTCGGTGGCGGTATTCTAACTCTAGAAATTTCTTTTACATCATTATCAGATACCACAATTTCACTTAATTCCATTCTTCCTTGGCCAGTAGTAGTGGTATCTCTTCTAACTCCGGTGATGTATAATTTATTATCCCACCTAACTAATCGTGCATCTTCGAGTCCTACAAAATCCCATTTCGGTTCATAAGTATCAAATTTGCTAGTATCTATTTTATTAAATCTAGTAATATTAAAATTAGTATCTAATTCGCAATAATAATTGTCTGTTCGTAAATGTATATCATTTTCAGGATGCAGATATGTTAATGGCCCCCATGGGTGTTGGAATAACTTAGCCTCAGAATGATAAAATGTATAGTTAACATGCCGTATGTTAACTAATATTTTTCCATTGTCGATTAAAATCGACGGATTCATTATGCCAGTTCCGTTAGTAACAGATGAAGGTAGTATAAGAGGGTGGATGCTTCCACCGTGCTCGAGAGCAAAGTTTGCAAGAGAGTTCATAAATTAACTGAGTTTTGTATTTATTTTTATAAAATACTCAGTTAATTATAATGAATTTTCTATTTATTTCCTAGAATTTTTTTAATGTTTGCAATTTCTGATTGTTGGTCTTTTATTACATTGATCATGAATGCCATTAGCTGTGTATAAGATACACTTTTTAAATTATCATCTGTGCTATGCACAATTTCTGGTAATATTTTTTCTATTTCTTGTGCTATTACTCCGTATGCACGTTTTCCAGTATCTTTCCAATTAAATTGGACCACGTTTATTTTTTCTAATATATCAAAAGAATTTAATATAGGTTCTATATTTTCCTTTAATGTTATATCAGATAATGAATTAAAGTTAGTAGCCGATAAATCTCCAGTTGATGCATTAAAGTATAACTTGGGTGTTGTAACTTTTAGTGGTTGTGCAGAACCTGCGGCATTTACCATAACCGGATAAAGTGTAGTCGATTCTGTATCATCGCTTATGGTAATATCTGTAGAAATGCCAGTAATGGTTCCGGCAAAATTTATGGTACCTCCTACATATAAATCACCACCAATACCTACACCACCTGCAACAACCAATGCACCAGTTGCAGTGGAAGTTGCATTAGTTGTAGTAGAAATAGTAACAGTGCCGGTATTATTAACACTAATTCTAATATTTCCAGCACCGTCACTGATAATTATTCTATTGCTTAATCCAGCTATCGAACTTCCGTCGTTTCCGCCAATGACTACGTTGTTTGAACCCGAAGTTAATAGATAGGCCGCAAAATGTCCTATGCCAATATTATTGTTTCCGCTGAACAATCTGTTTAACGCTTGATAACCGATAGCAATGTTATTACTTCCTGTATCATTATCATTTAATGTATCATTGCCGATTGCTAAATTGTTGTTTCCTGAATCATTTATAGATAAAGCACGTCTACCTATTGCTATATTGTCATGTGCAATTCCACTAGAACTTAACGCCGAGCTACCAATTGCTATATTATAATATCCATCTGTATTAGAGCATAACGCAAAAGACCCCATTGCTATATTGTCTGTTCCGTACTCATTCAACTCTAATGCAGATTCACCTATTGCAATGTTATCTGCACCGTCAATATTTGTTGTAAATGCACTGAGTCCAAATACTACATTAGATGTAATGTTACCCGAACCGGTACCTACTGTTAACCCTTCTATTGTTGTTTTTGCATTAACAGTCAGTGAATGCGATGTATTGATACCTAGTGTGGTATTTTTACCCACATATAAATCACCACCGATTCCAGTACCACCTGTTACAACTAATGCACCTGTAGTAGTAGAAGTTGCAGTAGTTGTTGATGGTATAGATACAACTCCTGTGTCATTAACACTAATTCTAATGGTACCAGCACCATCACTGATAATAATTCTATTGCTTAATGTGGAAATACTACTTCCGTCATTGCTACCAATAACAACGTTGTATGATCCTTGACTCATAAATAGGCCAGCGCCGGCTCCAATAGCAATATTATAAGACCCAGTAGATAGTGCAAGTGCTTCTCGCCCTACTGCTGTGTTGTAAGTTCCTGTAGTGTTAGTAGAAAGAGCGTTGCCTCCAACTGCGGTATTATAAAATCCGTCGGTATTTTTATCTAATGCACTAAATCCTACTGCGGTATTTTCCATACCACTATTGTTTGTTTGAAGAGCACGACTACCTAAAGCTGTATTATAAGTACCAGATATATTTGCTTGTAACGAATAACTGCCTACAGCAGTATTTTCCTCTCCATCACTATTAGCATTGAGCGCATAATAACCTAATCCTGTATTCCAATCACCGTCAATATTAGATTCAAGCGTGTGACTACCTACTGCTACATTCGAACTTCCGTTAGTATTGGTAGTAAGTGCATTGTATCCTATTGCAACATTATCTGTTGCATAGGTCCAAGTAGAGTTCGACACTAACGCATTTCGACCAAATGCTGTGTTAGTAGTCTGATTTCCTCCTCCTGTACCTACTGTTATTCCTTCAATAGTAGTTTTTGCATTAACAGTTAATAAATGCGATGTATTGATACCTAGTGTGGTATTTTTACCCACATATAAATTATTGCCAATTCCGACGCCACCTGTTACAACTAATGCACCTGTAGTAGTCGAGGTTGATGTTGAAGTTGATGGTATAGATACAACTCCTGTGTCATTAACACTAATTCTAATATTACCGTCACCGTCACTGATAATAATTCTATTGCTTAATTCTGCTATAGAACTTCCGCTATTGCTACCAATAACAACGTTTTTTGATCCGGTGGTAATTAAATTACCTGAATTATAACCTATACCGGTATTATTAGAACCACTTACACTCCTTAATGCGTAGTAACCAAATGCAGAATTATTATTTCCAGTACCGTTTGCTTCTAAAGCAGCAAATCCAAATGCTGCATTTCTAGCACCAGAAGTATTATAATATAAACTTGCGTAACCAACTGCTGAATTTTGTTCGCCGGTTTCGTTTAGCATCATGCTTTGATGGCCAAGTGCGGTATTATGAACACCGGTAGTGTTATATAATAAATTTTCGTAACCTACTGCAACGTTCTCTCGGCCGGTGCCGTTGTCTCTTAACGATCTATAACCGATAGCAATATTTGAATATCCTGTAGTATTGTTTTCAAATGCCTCTATACCAAAAACTAAATTGCCAAACCCTGTTCCTGGTCCAACTCCTAAAGTTGCACCTTCGAGCGTTGTTTTAGCATTAACAGTCAGTGAATGCGATGTATTGATACCTAGTGTGGTATTTTTACCTACATATAAATCACCACCGATTCCAACGCCACCTGTTACAACTAATGCACCTGTAGTAGTAGAAGTTGCATTAGTTGTAGTAGAAATAGTAACAGTACCAGTATCATTAACACTAATTCTAATATTACCTGAGCCATCACTAATAATGATTCTATTGCTTAATGTGGAAATACTACTTCCGTTATTGCTACCAATAACAACGTTGTATGATCCTGTGGTAATAGCATTGCCTGCGTTGTATCCTAGTGCAATATTATGAGATGAACTAGTTGATGCAAACAGAGCACCATAACCTATGGCAGTATTTTGATAACCATCTAACAGAGATCTTAGTGATTTATATCCTAGGGCAACGTTTCTTCCACCTGACTCATTTGATGCTAAACTATCAGTGCCTACTGCTGCATTGCTAAATCCACTGGTATTAGATCCTAAGGAATTATATCCTATTGCGGTATTGTCTTCGCCCAGGTCATTAGCGGTTAATGCAAAACTTCCTACTGCGGTATGCCCTCTACTCGAAACACTAGATTTAAGAGCATAGAATCCTATTGCTGTATTCCAGAATCCTTGATTAGAAGATAAAGCATCAACTCCAAATGCAGAATTTGTATCATCATTGTTTGCACCAGCACCTACTGTTAATCCTTGTATGGTAGTTTTTGCATTAACAGTTAGTGAATGCGATGTATTGATACCTACTGTGGTATTTCCACCTACATATAAACTATTACCAATTCCTACTCCACCTGCAACAATCAATGCGCCTGTTGTTGTAGATGTTGAAGTAGTAGTTCCAGTTAATTTTGCATTTACAGTTTCTAATCTATTAGATGTATAATTATATGTTAAATCTGATTCAAAAGATGTTGCACCCGATTCTGTTTGATACGGTATCTGGTATTGAGCTCCGCCACCTAAATTAGTTGCTGTTGTAATAACTCCTGATACACTAGTAGCACCAAAAATTGAGCCACCTACGTATAAATTTCCACCAATACCTACACCACCTGCAACAACCAGTGCACCCGTTGAAACTGATGTTGATGCATTTGAAGCAGGAATAGAAACAGCTCCTGTGTCATTAACACTAATTCTAATATTACCTGAGCCATCACTAATAATGATTCTATTGCTTAATGTGGAAATACTACTTCCATTATTGCTACCAATAACTACATTGTTTGATCCTGAAGTAATGGCTCTACCGGCACCGTATCCTAATGCAGTATTAAAATAGCCAGTCTCATTAGATTCCAAAGCATAAGGACCTATTGCTATGTTCTTGGTGCCTGTTTTATTATAATATAAGCTATAAGGTCCGAGAGAAACGTTCATCCAACCGGAAGTATTTGCATTAAGAGTTAGAAAACCTATACCTATGTTATAATCACCGGTTTTATTATATCTTAATGATTCATATCCTACAGCAATATTTGACGTTCCTTGAGTATTGCTAGACAAAGCACGAACACCTACTGCTGTATTATTAGTACCGTTATCATTTGATGAAAGACTGTCTACACCTATTGCAACATTTGAATAACCTACAGTATTACTTTTAAGACTGTTATTTCCTATTGCAGTATTAAACCACCCGCCAGTATTATTCCGTAAGGTATAATTTCCAACAGCTACGTTCCAGTCACCAGTTACTGTTCCGGATCCCATCGAATAATAGCCGATTGCTGTATTATCAGATTTTCTAGATGAACCAAGACTAAAATGACCTATAGCAATACTTTTAGTAGTACCGGTGCTGTCAGTAAGGCTATTATAGCCTATAGCAATATTTTCAGTTCCAGTGGTATTTGTTAGAAGACTATTACCACCTATAGCAATATTAACGGTACCTATAGTATTATTTCTAAGACTATTGTACCCTAATGCAGTATTATCATATCCGCTTGTATTGAATTTTAATGCTTGATACCCTATTGCTGTATTTTCAAAACCATCATTAGAATTATTCAGTAATGCACTTATACCAAGTGCAGTATTTGATTCAACATCCGAGTTACCTTTTCCAACAGTTATGTCGTTAACTAGTAATCCAACAGGTATAGTAACAGTGCCGGTATTATTAACACTAATTCTAATATTACCGTCACCGTCACTGATAATTATTCTATTGCTTAAAGTAGCGATAGTAGAACCGTTGTTCCTACCAATAACAACGTTGCGGTTTCCAGTAGTAATAGAGCCGCCAGCTCCTTCGCCGATTGCTGTATTATCAGATCCAGTAGTTTGATATAGAGCACTTGTTCCTACTGCGGTATTGCTCCAGCCGGTAGAATTTTGAAGAGCACTTACTCCTACTGCTGTATTATTACTACCAGTAGTATTGAGCAGTAGAGACGCAGATCCTAAAGTGGTATTTGAAGAACCACTACGGTTAGAGTACATTGCTCCGTCGCCAACAGCGGTATTGTTATTACCAGTAGTATTTCTTAATAGAGCATTATTTCCTAAGGCAGTATCTGATTCTCCCGAAGTATTCGCTGACAGTGAATTTCTTCCAACTACTGTGTTAGTATCGTTATTTGCTGTGTCTGGACCAGTGCCTACTGTTATTCCTTCAATAGTAGTTTTTGCATTAACAGTTAATGAATTTAATGTATCGGTACCTAATGTGGTATTTGCACCTACATATAAACTATTACCAATTCCTACGCCACCTACAACAACTAATGCACCTGTAGCAGTTGAGGTTGCAGTGTTAGTGCCTTCGATTGTTGCAGTAGTCGTAACCGACAAGCCATTTTTAACCCTAAAATCATTTACATTTGCCATTAGTATCCCTTTCCACGTAACAGCCGTTACTTTTAATTATTTATTGTATTAAAATAAAAGCCTTACTATACGGATTTTATTTAATAAACTGCATTAATTATGCAGTTATTGTTAACCTTGTTAATTTAATAACCATCGATGTTGTAGTATTTGCAGTCCATGTAACAGCAATATTTCCACTTGTATACGTTGCATTAAAATTCCCTAGAAAGCCTGTATTTGAAGAAACTCCGTATTCACTAATATATGCACTTGTATTATCATGAAATACTGATATTTCAGAAACTTGAATCCTAGTGCCTGCCACTACCTGACAGAAATATTTGGCAGAACGATAACTAGCTCCTGAAAAAATATCTAGTGTCTGTTCAGATAAAGTTGCAATAGGATTACTGGTATAACTAGCCAGCAATGTATTATTGTAAAATACACCCGATACTACATTAGCTGTAGTTGCCGATGCTGTTGCACCTGCGGTTATTAGGCCACCAACGTATACATCTTGAGCAACCCCGACACCGCCTGATACCTTGATTGCGCCGTCATTTGTTGCTACTGCATTTGTTGAATCGGTAAAAGATGCAATACCTGTTACTGTTAGTGCAGTAGCTGTTGTTATACTTGCATTAATCTCTCCTAGAGTAGATCTACCTGTAATTATTAATTCAGTGGCAGCAGCATTTCCACCTACATATAAATTTCCACCAATTCCTACTCCGCCGACTACAGTTAATGCACCAGTATTAGTTGAAGTTGATTCTGAAATATTTGTAATTTTAGAAAGACCATTAAAACTAGTCAACCCACCTACATATAAATTTTCACCAATTCCTACTCCGCCGACTACAGTTAATGCACCGGTATTAGTTCCTATAGATGTAGTTGTATTTTGTAGTTTTATGCTACCAGTTTTAAATGTTCCGTATGTTGCACTGGTGAAAATACTAGAAGTTGAATGTTCTACTCCACTGTTATACCATTCTAAATATTTTGTATCATTTGCTAATCCAAGAAATCCATTTTGATCGCTATTATTATAATAGTTAAAAACAATTCCTATATCTTTGCCATCGTCAACGGACCATGTATTATTACTAGGAGCGTGTAATTCTAATAGATTATCTGTATAAACTGTAACAGTGCTATAAACATATGTAGTAGTTCCACTGAATACAACATTATTAGAAAATACTGCTTCCCCTGTAACATATAATGACTTTGCTATTCCAACTCCACCTGCTACATATAATGCATTACTTTGTAAAGAACCGGTACTTGCAGCGGTATTTAGAATACTTGCTGTATTTCCTACAAATATACTGCCACCTATTCCGATACCTCCGCGAACTTGTAATGCACCTGTTAAAGTAGATGACGCAGCCGTAACATTACTTACAGTAAATTGGTTGCGAACTTCTGTATATCCAGTTAATTCACCAATAGTAATTGCAGTAGAAGAATTTAAGATATTTGCAGTGGTTATATTCGATGCTAGCAAATTAAATGTACTAGCACCTGACGTAATATTTCCGCCATTAACTGATAAATTACCACCCAAGATTAAATTGTTAGTAATAGTCGAACTTCCGCCTACTACTAAATTATTCCCAATTCCTACTCCACCTGCAACAACTAATGCTCCTGTAGTTGTTGTCCCAGCAGTTGATGTACTGGAGAATATAGCATTTACTGTTTGTAAGGTATCAGAAATGTAATTATAGGTTAGCCCTTCATCAAATGCAGTTGATCCGCTGTTTGTTTGGTAAGGAATTTGATATTGAGAACCACCATTAATATTAGATGCAGTAGATGCAATACCTGCTACCAAAGAACCAGTTGATATCCATGTTGCTGTAGTACCATTAGATTGGAACAAAAATCCAGAAGTACCTATAGGAATAAATGCAGTTGTTCCTATATTTGTTTGATATGGAATACTTCCAGTTGCTCCGCCTTCGAGATTATTTGCAGAGCGAGAAGTACCGTTTATGGTATCTATAACATTTAAGATCCCGCCTACATACAAATTGCCACCAATACCTGCACCACCTGCAACTTGTAATGCACCCGTAATAGTGGATGTTGAATTACTTGTTGTAATTATAGAAACAATATTATCTGCTGTTATTGATCCAACAGTTAATGATGTAGCAGTAGTAATACCGGCAGTTATTTCTCCTAATGTTGATTGCCCACTAACTGTAAGCATAGTCGATGTAATAATCGAAGCAGTTAATGGCCCAAGGAGTGTATTTCCTGTAACTGTTAGTTGTGTTGCTGTACTATTTTCAACTATTAAATCTTCTAAGGATGAACTGCCTGTTACGGTTAGTTGAGAAGCAGTAGTAACATTAAAATATGAATCACCGAGCGCAGTAAATACACCATGTATAGTTGCACTTGTACCAACAATGATATTCTTAGCAATCGAGGCTCCACCATTTACTTGTAGTGAAGAGGTACTTCCAGTGGAAGAATTAACTTCATTGGTTCCTAGCACAGCAATGCCGGCTTTAACAAAAAAGTCGCGTTTTATTGATATCAGTGACATTTAATCAATTTTCCTTATATAACCATTCCTGTTCGCAACACTTTAACAGTTTTATTAGTTTCTATATGAGCAGTAAAATATAAATTAACCATGTTACTAGATATTTCCGCCGCGAATATTCCTAAATCACCATTTGATGTAACTACTCCATACTCAGTTGCCCAGACTCCTCCATCGTTATCAGCTATTAGTAATATTTCTATTAGCTCAAAATCTGCACCGGCACCTATTCCTTCATCAATTTGAATTAGATATTTTGCAGATCTAAATTCAGTTAAACTAAAAGAATCTACTATTGTACTTGCTGTGGTATTTACCAAAGTTTGTGTTGAATTTATTGCTGCATTAGTAATACGTATTGATTCGGCGGTTATACGTTTTCCTACTCCTAAACCTCCAGCAATAACTAATGCCCCTGAATCAGTTGAAGTAGATTCTACATTATTGGATACTATAATAGAATTAGTTGTGGAATTTCCTCTAGCAGTTACTGATTCTAGAGTAGAAATATTATTAAAACGTAATACACTATCACCTATATCAACAATATCTATATCGGTACCGTCAACAACACCGTCAACGAAGCTAGCTGTAGTAAGCACAGGCATTCCAGCAGCATGTAATACGCCGCCGACCCATAAATCCCCGCCTATTGTTGCGCCACCTGCGACCTGTAAAGCACCAGTACTAGTACCTGTAGAATCTGTAACATCGGTAATAATTACCGATCCTATAGATGTTATACTAGTAGCTGTAATCGTTGCCCTTGAAACTATCCAAGCGTATCCATTCCATGTATACGTGTTTAGACCCACAACATGTGTATCTCCTTGGTTAGGATTTGTTGGAAAATTTAAATCTGCCATAAAATTATTTCTCTTATAAAATTAAACGGAACCTATTTGTATCCAAAATTTATTGGACCCATCTTTTATATATTGCAAATACGCAGGAATAGTCGAATCGATCCAAACATCTCCTAATCTAGGATTAATAGGTGGAACTCCGGCGCTAACAGATACTCGGGGAGTGTATAATAGATTATTTTCATCAGGGACACCGGTGTTACTATATATATCACCACTTATTCCGACACCACCTGCAACAATTAACGCACCAGATTGAGTTGATGTAGAATTACCATTTCCTACGACAGTAGCAGTTGCAAAATTTGCATGAGATGGATCTGCTAGCCCTATTGATACATTATCAATGCTTCCTGTAACATTCGGTCTAATATCAACGGTGCCACCACCTGTAGGTTTGATACGAACTACTGCTCCGACTGGACTAAGTTCAATGTCATCCGATCCTAAAACATTTAATTCACCATTAATATTTACATTTCCTAAAATACCAACGCCGCCATCAACAAGTAAACTTCCATTACTCGAACTTGTAGAATTTAACCCAGAATTTAGATGTAGGTTTCCAACTGTTTGAGTCACATATCCGGCAGGACTTTCTACACTAAAACTATTTGCAGATGATGATTTAAGTGTAACTGTGCTTAAATATAATGTTGTTCCTTTTAAGTATAAACTTCCAAATGGATTGCTTGCACTTCCTAATGATACTGTGGATGTTGTTGGAATTAGAGATCCTGCAATTGTATTAGAACCAGTCCCTAGTATATTAAATGTATCACCTACTATTAAATTATCCCATACAAATGATCCGCCGACTACTACTAATCCGCCTGTAACTGTACTAGCTGATGTAAATGGTCCTGGAGAAATCACAGATGCTCTGGTACCAAGCCCTACAGTAGTTTCTGCACTAATATACGAATATCCTTCTCCGTCGTAATAAAAAACACTACCTATATTAACTTGATCGTCTTTACCGTCAACAATATTGTCGCCGCCTATACTGATTATTCCTGACCCTGTATATAAATACTGCCCAGTTAATGGGCCAATAATAATATTATAAGAACCAGTTGTTAACAGATTTGCAGCTTGGTGGCCAATAAAAACGTTTTGTTGTCCATCTATTAATTTAGATCCAGAATCTACTCCAATAGAAACATTACTATCTCTAAATGTTGTAACTTCAACTGTTCCGCCGCTTATATAGTTTGAAAATCCTGCTCCGTTAATTGGTGTAGAAAAATTATTATCATTATACAGCCCGAACGTTGACGAAGAATATACTCTAATATAGTAAGTCCCGCTGTTTAACTGTGTTGTTCCATTAACATTAAAAATACTAACATATGTTCCGCTAGTAAGACCGTGGCTAGGAGACGTAACAATTACTGGATTAGCTAAGGAAATTCCTGTAATGTTAGATATTACAGAAGTCTTTTTCACTCCTACTGATTTTAATGCACTATCTCCAATCGCAATATTATTTGATAATAATGTACCAGTGCTTAATGCGTATCTACCTATAGCTAAATTTTTATAGGATGATGATAATCCTAGCAATGAATCATATCCTATCGATATACTTTCTTGTCCGTTTTCATAATTATCAATTTGTGGAGATGCTGTTCCCCTAAAAACAAGATTATTTACACCTTCGTAACCGCGACCAATAGTAATACCATTGACTACAATGTCTTTACCTATGTTCATTGTACCGCCGATACCGGTATCACCATTTACAACTAATAATCCTGTAGTTGTTCCAGTCGATATAATACCTGTACCTGTGGCAAGAATTTTTATAGTCCCACTGGGTAATGAACTATACATTGTAGCCGAATTAAATTCTATAAATCCTAAACTAGATCTATATGAAGTTCTTAGGACATTATCGGTTACTAATGTGAAACCAGTTAAAGTAGTATCCGTAGCAGGCAACTGTGGCTGTGCCCCAGGTAAATCGATAAATTCTCCGCTGCCGCCACGGCGTAAGGTTGATCCGCTTAATAAACTTGGCATAATACCCTCGATTAATTGTTAGCAGTTTCTAAAATGCTTAATGTTAAATGACATGTTCCTGAGTTACTGGTATATGCTCTAACACTATCAAGACTTTCAATAATAAGTTTTCCACTTAGTACCGTTCCTGCATCACCGGCAGGAATAGCAAAATCTTTAACCATATATGTTTCGGTATTAGGTGCTTGATATCCATTACCTTGCGCATCAGATAATACAGGACGTTTTCTGTAGTGTATAAAATTTACATACTGTGTTTCAGTTGTTAAATTAGATACCTGTGCCATTAGGATAATCGAAGTAACACCAATAGGTGCTACATACGATGTAATAGTAGCAGTTGTTGCTGAGTATCCCGTCAACAACTTTGTTTTTGTTTTAAACGTGTTTAATGGAATTAATGCCATAATTTTTCCTTTTAGCCTCCGGCCTCAATAGCTAATATAAACGGAGTCATATTAGCAAATAACGATTTAGTAAATGTTCTACCACTTAGAACACCAGTTGCCTGGCTAATTACTAATCCTGGACCAATTCGGAAATCACCGTTTTGGTCCGTTGATGTGAAGAATACTTTACCACTATCCAGCATAACAACCTCTTTGCCTTGCACTGGGTCTGCAACACCTCGTTGAGGTAATGCACCGTAGTTAGTTCCTGCTCCTACATATTCAAATACATAGCCAGATGCGCTAATGTATGAACGTTGATAAAAATTAACAGTTGCACCATCAGGGAACAAATCAGTTCTAGTTACATTTTCACCTAACTGTACAATGTGATATGTTCCTGCTCTGTTCCAATAACTTAGTCCTGCCATGACAGAATTATATCTTCCGCCTGTTTCAATGTCGTATATTAGTCTTTCTAATATAATTTTAGAATCTCTTTGACATTTCGAATCATCGTAGTCAACATAAGGAACATATCCAAATGTCTGTTGAACATATGCACTAATCTCATCGGCTAGGAATTCTATATTAGATTTAATTAGTGTAATTGCACTTCCGGCACCTTGTACAGTCGGTCCTTCTTTGGTTCTTTGTGACGGCTTAACTACTGCTTCTGCTGCTGTTAAAGTCAAAGCCCCGATAATATTAATCATATCATCAAATCTTTGATCAATAAATGTTTCTGCTTCGCCGCCACCTGTAACCAATAAATTGATAGTTTGTATTGATGTATTTCCAGTAGTAACTAATACAGTTTCATTATTAATAATCTGGCCTACAACTGTTTTTAATCGTTGTATAGAGCTAATATGAGCTGCAACTTGACTGGTAGAAAGCCCAGTTGATGCCGTTGAAAGAACATTAGTTCCTAAAGAAATAACTCCACCTGCCCTGTTATAAGTAGGACTGTTACCAACTTCGCTACTTAATACTGTATAGTATGCATTTCCGCAGAAATATAAATTAAAATAATCAGAATTTGTTGGGTCTTCAGGATCAAATCCGCCGGATGTTAACGCTTTGCTCAATGTAACACTTTGATATCCAACATTTGAAACTACTGTGCCTGTCGCACAATAATATACTCCGTCGGTTCCTGTAAAACTATTATTAAGATCCCTAACATATACAGCATTACCGACTGCTATTCCTGTTGTGTCTATTCCAGTAATTGTAATTGTACCAGTTGTTAATGTAGAGGTAGTAGGAACTGCATTTAAAAATCCAGGAAATCCTTGCTCGTTTATTTGAGGAACTTTTGCACCTGTATAATCAGTAATAGTTTCAGGAGGAACTATCTCCATAACTAAAGAAATGTGGGGTCTATCTTCTGTGTCAGGCAAAAATACTCTTACTTGTGCATTATTTGGCCAAAAACCTGTTGGATAATATTGGTCAAAATATTCACTTTCAGGAAATGACGTTGCAATTGCAGGATCTGGGCTTTCTGGATATGCCTTGTTTATAGGATTGTATACATGCCCGCTAAATTTACGTGTTCCGTAACCTTTTGCTTGTAAACAAATATTGCCAAAGTTAGCGTTACTATTAACAATAGATGCAATTCCACCAGATTCTACTTCTACACCAGTAGAACAGAAAATTGTAAACACAGAAACTAACTGTGCGTATCCGTCGTTAATAATATGAACACCTCTTCCGCCCTGAGGAAGTTGAGTAAACGCATCATAAACAAACGATTGTATTGGTGAACGACTGCTAACAACAGATCCGTCTACTAAACTTCCTCCCATCGACCCGATAGGATCTACTCTACGTTGTTGCCATTCATCCGGGACAGCAATATCTTGTTTAGGATAAACTAATGTATCACCAAAATATAACGTAGAGTTGTATCCAAATCCAACAGTAGATGTGCTTAACCCTATAATATATGTGTTTGTAAATTGTGTGTTAATATAAGTTATGGTATTATCAATTAATGTTGATTTTCCTGAACTTAATGAATTTACTGCTGACTGTATAGTCGAAGAGGCCCATGTAATTGAAGGATTTACAACAGATGGCAACCCTGATAGATTTCCAGCTGTGATAACATTTGTAATAATAGTTACTAGATTTTCTAAAATAGTAACTTCCGGCGATGATGCTACGCTACCTGAAATAATCTGAACAACATTTGTTCCTGTTGTAGGAGTAACAGAAATTCCTTGAATTACATTTTGAGCAGTAACTGACATATGTTGAAATGCAGCAACAGATTGTGCAGTTTCCCCCGGAATTAATGATGAACTTGATTGTGTAAAATATGCTTGTGCACATACTCTAGTTGCACTATTTCCTCCATATAATATATCGTAACACAATGCATCAACAATAAATCCGACATCTCGTGCACATGTTTCGTCATTGTAATTAAATCCAACAAAAGGAGATGTATTACTATTAATTTGTGAATTAATCCATGCAACAGTTTCTGCTTGCAAAAATGCTTTGTTTGCAACTAACTGGTCTTTTGCTGCAATCTTACTAGCACTTCCTCCGGTTGGATTTGTAAATATTATTGCCGATGGTAAATCACCGTCGAGAATATTTATAATTTCATCATAGGATGCACTTGCACGAGTAACGGCTACTGTACTAGTTGACATTAAAATTGCAGAATTAGTTTTTAAATACTCTATTGCAGATTTAGTCTGTGGCAATTCACTGTTAATAACTACCGAAGATACACCTCGTTGATACGCATTTCCAGATGTAACTGCATTGTAATTTGTGCCAAGTGCAGAATCATAATATATACCATCGATAATATATCCAGAATCTCTACGACATAATGTTTCATCGTATGTAAATGGTTGTATAGATGTAACTCTTGGTGCAAGTTTAACATCGTCTGCTGCTAGACCAACTGCGGCAAATAGCCCACTTCCTGCGTACACAGGAGGAGCATACAATGGGCCTCTTTCAATTATATCAGTAATGATTCTAAAATTTCTTCTAATAGATTGCTGAGGCATATAGTCTCCGCCGTACTGGAAGTAAGTATTAATAACTTGTGTTTCTACAGTTCCAGTTTGCGGTATTACTGTTTCATTAGCAATAACTTTTAGTGCAACATCTCTAGCATGATTCAATGCCATAGTAGTTGTACTTTCCTGACCAGTTACATAGTTATATCCTTGATTCCAGTATGCTAACCCTGCTTCGATAGATTTATGATTTCCACCTAACATGATATCTTGAGATACCGCATCGATGATTAATCCAGTATCTCTGTAGCATAATTCTTCATTATAGTTGAAAGACCCATTATTATATGTAAAATCAACATATGCAATTATTTCTTCAGCAATAAAATCTCTATTTGCTTGCAATATTGCATATGCATGTTGAATATTTGTACTAGATGATTCTACTAAAGAAATCGGACTTCTGGCTGCTGCAATACTTGGCCCACTAGTAATAATATTTGTTATAGTAGTGAGTGCTCTTCTAACTTCAGTAACTTCTGCGGCAGAGGCAGCAGGTAAATTTAATACCTGAATTGCAGTATTACCAGTTGATATTTGCACTGGAGAATTAACTAAGATATCACCAACAATATCATAAATTCTGTTGTATGCATCAACTGTTGCAGATTCTTGCCCTTGTATAGTTCCGCTACCATTGTATCCGTAATAGTAAAGACCTGCTTGAATAGCTTGTCTATTTCCATTATGTGTTAGATCATAACATATAGAATCAATAATATATCCAACATCTCTTGCACATGTAGATGTGCTAAAAGTAAAATCAGGATGAGTTGCATCTACATAAGCCAAGACTTCTGCTGCCATGTAATTCTTATTGAGTTGCAATGATTCATACGCATTTAATACACTAGGTAATACTGTTAATTCGGCATTTGGAATGATTCTATCAGTCCATCCGTCTTTATTACCTCCTAGAATATCTAATACAATATCAAAATCACTAGAAATTATAGTTGCCTCTGTTATTCCAGCTGCTTCGGTGCTAGTGTTTTGTGCTACAACAGATTGATATCTATTTACTAGATCAATTTCTGGAGTAATATTTTGTATAATTTTTACTGCTAGATCTTTTAGGTATGCAACAGCATCAATAGTTGGTTGCAGTTGTGCCTCAATATCGCCAGTATAATTACCTTGACTCCAATACTGAAGACCAGCAAAAGTACTTTGACTCATTCCTGTAGTTGGCCATCTTAAATCTTGGCTAATTGCATCAACTATTAATTTAGTATCGCGACGGCATTTCCTTTCACTATAAGGAAATGATTGCACTAGATTGTTTATATAATTAATAGTATCTTCTTGAATGAATTTACGATTTGCCTGTAGTAAAATTTCTGCACTAACATATGCAGCATCTGGTCCTGAACTTACATATTTTACAGGTGCAGCATCTGGGCCATTTCCTATAATATTTGTAATAATGTTGAACAAATTATTAATAGAGTCAGATGCAACAGCGCCGCCTGTTACTACAGTATTTCTAACTTGAGAATGTGTTCCGCTTGCAGATACCGAAGCTGGAACAGGCAGTATGTTAGTCCATGTGCTATTGGTAATAACACTTTGTACCATTTGATTTAAATAATCAATTGCAGATATAGTTTGAGTTTCTTGCCCTGTGATTTTACTAATTACACCGTCGTAATATGCAAGACCACTTTCTACAGATTTTTCATTTCCGCCAAATGCTGCATCATATGCAACATTTTCAACAAGAATACCTACATCCCTATAGCAAAATTCTCTCGAATAATCAAATGAATTTGCTGTTGAATTAATATATGCAGTTACTTCTGCTTTAATAAACGCTTTATTTGCATTTAGCATCAAATATGCATTTTCTGCTTCCATACTAGGATTAACAGTTAAATTCATTGGAATTTTTGTAATGCCAGACGGACCGTTACGTATAATGTCTGTAATTATATCCAATCTATTACTTAATTGATCAGCTTCATAATTTCCAGCAATTGCTAACCCTGAAATTTGTTGTTCAACTCCAGTTTGATATGTAGTTGATAGTGCTTCGCCTTTAACAATATTCGGTATAATGCTCTTTAAATAATTGTATGCAGCAGTAACCTGTGGAACTTCATTTGCAATTTGTGTAACATCTGCATCGTAATCGTAATAATAAATTGCAGATTTAATAGTTTGTTTATTTCCGCCATGCAATAAGTCAAACGCTACACTATCGATAATATAACCTACATCTCTTGCACAAGTAGCTGTATTATAGGTAAACGTGCTAGTAAATGGAGATATATTTCCTGCAATTTGCGAATCAATCCACCCAATTACAGAAGATTGCATAGTAGCTTTATAGTTAATCAATGCATTATATGCATTAATATCAGCAGGAGTTGTTGATGCAAGTCCATTTGGATTTGATTCTATTTCGTTAGTAATGCCAATTAATGATGTCGATGTAGTAAGTATCGATGTTAACTTATCAAACAAAGTATTAACGGTGTCACCAAATGTTACACTGCCGCCACCGGCAGTAGCAGTAGTAGATGCTAATGTTTTTAGATAGTTTATTGCAGCTATAGATTCATCTTTTTCAGCAGGGAATGAAATATTTCCTTGACTCCAGTATTGCAGACCAGCAAAAATACTATCACTGTCGCTGTTGTATAGTAGGTCCATTGCAATAGAATCTACTATAACACTCAGATCTCGCTGACATGCAACAGAATCGTAAGTAAATGATCCACTATTAAATGCATCATCAACATATGCAACTACTTGCTCTTGCAAGAATGGCTTATTAGCAAGCATAAGTGTACGAGCATTAAAGAACCCAGGATTTTGTTGTCCTGCATTTACTGCCATTCCATTAGAAATTGTACCTGTACTAACATTTACTACAATGGTTGTAGTATTTGCTGGCCACGATCCGATGGCAACTGCTTCAGGAATTTGTACAGTTTGATTAGGAACAAACAATGTTCCATCTTTTAACCACGGTCCGCTTTGATTTGTGCAATTCTGTACATAAGGCGACTGAAATAAATCTATTCGATCATCACCGGCTAATGGTGGAAATGCTGTACAATATGCTCCTCTATTGAACCCATTTGCATATTCACCTTCGAGCAATCCTGAACGGCCGTTTAAAAAATTCATAAATGCAAGATAACATCCGCTATCAACATGGAATAAATCTTGTGTTTTATTAATAGGTTCTAAGAATGTTGTTCTAATATCAGAACCCATTACAGATGTATATGGTTTTAATCTAATAGGATTATCTTCATAGTAGCGGCCGGCGCTAACTCTAATTTGTGTACCAGGTTTATAATAAGGGCTGTTAACTGCACCTGCAACTGTTCTGCAAGCACGGCTAGGATCTTGTGCACGGCCATCATTAGTGTCATCACCGTCCATAGTAACATATAAAACATTAGTAACAACTGGTGCTGTTCCTATTGGATTTGTTCCACGTACTCTAATGTCACCGTATATATCTACTAATGGATCAGATGGAGCGATTTGAATAGTTCCTGTAGTTGATCTAATAACTTTTGTATATAGATCATTAACATACGCCTCTGCCCACTGAGATGATGTAGTTCCTATAGTTCCTGTATCATCGTCGTGTGGAATTACTGCATCGGTTTCTGTTTCGTCTTTTACATATACATTTTTACCTATGCTTACTCCGCCTTCGACTAATAATGCACCGGAACTAGTTGTAGCAGTGGCAGTTGAATTAATACGAACATTTTGTCTTATTAATGCGCCCCCTGATACTTCTAGCGCAGCAGTAGAAGTAGTGGCTTCATCAAATTCAGCAACATACATTCTATCGGTAGTAATTTTTCCAAGTGCTGGATTATATGTTAATCCGCCTTCGATACCTTCTTCGTCTAACCAAAGAAATTGTTGTCCTGTGTTTCTTACAAATAACGGATAATATTCAATGTCATTATTTGTTGCAGTAATTAACACACTTAATGAAGTTTGTGCTATTGTAATTCTACCGTAAATATGACCGCCGACATTAAGATCCTTTTGGATACCCATACCGCCGTTGACTACAACAGATGCTGTAGAACGCTGTAAATTTGCAGCCTCAGTATCACCATTTAAAAATTCTGCTCCGTAAACATCATCTGGATCGTATTCAAAACCAAACGGGTTACCTACGTTTGTTTCACTGTAATACGTTCCTTCCTGGAGGTATGATTTATTCCAAGTAGTTTCTGCTTCACCGATATCATATTCTGCATCTGTTTTTGGCAAAAGAGTTGAAATGAATCTAGATTTTAATTCTATGGTGCTAGTTGCAGTACTAGCACCGAATAATATTTCATCACTTCTAAGTTCAGATTCGGGAGAATCTACAAGTACCAACTTTCCGGCATCAAGTGTAATATTACCGTCGTCAGTATTAACAGTGATATAATAATCTCCGGGAATGTTTACGCTATTAACAGGAGTACTGGTATATGCAGAAGCAGTAACTACAGCAGTAGTTAACGGTGGTCTTGTAGAGTAATAAGTTTTTGCCATTTAATAGATCCTCAGATGTATTTATTTTTTTAATGAATCCTTAATTCTACAGAATCAATCATTGGACTACATTTATGAGGCCAATATGGATGACTTTGAAATCTTAGAATTATCCCAAATGATTCTTGACTTATATCCGAAATAGTTAAATTAGAATTCCATAACAAATTTTCGCCGCCGTATATTTTTATAGGATCCAGATTTGCAGTAGCCTGGTTAATACCTATTAGTACATTATTCATGCAAAGTTGTATTGTATCATCTGTTATTCTTCCAAATCGTTTCATAGTTAGTTTTAATTCTATACCATTTAATGTACTAGGAAGATTTACAAAATTAAAATTTGTTATTTTTAAAAAATAAGTTTTCTGTTTTATATCGTGCTTTGGGTCTCTTGCAATATGCAATAGGTCCGTAGATGTTTGTATTGATTTTCCATCTACTGTTTTTAATCCACTAAAGTTGTCTTTCTCTATCCACGAAATATGAGCGTCTTCGCCTCCTTCTTCCGAATATTGAGTAACAGTGTTAGGTAATGCCCAATTTGATATCATATCAGTATTTACCTATATAAGAAAATAGGGGGCATTGCCCCCTATTTTGTTTGTAAAATTGAAAATTATCTATTAGAGATACTTACAACACCTGCACTTGCAGAACCTAATGTCCAGCCTACCGCGTCGTTAGAATCGAATAAGAAACTTCCACTTGCAGTAGATTGTACAATTACAGCACGACGAGCAGTTAATTTCTTTACAAAATATGAACTACCATTTGTATCTGTTGCAAGCATTAGCATCTGTCCAGCAGCTAATGTACTAGTAGTAACTAGCAAGCATGGACCTGTTCCTTGAGCAGTAACAACACGATATTTTTTACTAGCAACTTGTTCTTGAATATCACCAACTACGCGAGAACTGCCACCATTAACTGTTGGAATATATGCCTCACATGCAATAACATTTAACACAGAAGTGGTTAAAGATGCAGTTGCAGCACCTTGTGTAGTCATGTTTGTACCGGTGAATGTTACAGTAGGTGCAGATAAGTAACCGCTACCTGCTTCAGAAATAACAACGCTGGTTACAGTATTTCCTGTCTTAACAACAGTACCTGTGGCTTGTGTACCACCAGAAATCGTTGGCGCGCTGAATGCAACAGTAACAGTTAGTGTAGAAACTGCTAATGACGATGTTGATAATGTAACTAAACTTACACCTTCACCACCTACACCTTGGCCTTTGCGGGTACCAAAGTACTTTGATTTAATCGGACGTCCCATTTGTTTCTCCTTGAATAATATGAGCGTTCTAGGCCCTACGCGGTGGGTAACCGCATAATAATCTAGACATGTTATTTATAATACAGATAACAAAAAACCCGCTGAAGCGGGTTTCTTGAATTGCTATTAAGCAGTTGATTACTTGAAACTTACGTTTGCAGAAGTAATTGCAACTTTACCTAGATAGTCAGCAGCGTTACCTAAAGAAGATGCTGTGTTTGTTAACTCAACATATCCGTAACGTGTTAAGAAGCCAACTACTGGCTCGAATGTTGCTGGATCTAGAACAACACCAGAGCTCATTAGAGGAATGTATGGGCAGTAGAACGCAGCAGCATCTGCTTCGCTTGTACCTTTATATCCAATTAGAACTTGGTTGTTGTCGTCTGTATCAGACTTATATGCATCAACATAAATTCTCATTGCGCCATTCAATGTACCAACAAACTTGGTGTTTGTGGGAGCTTCGAATGTGCCTTCTGTTGTACGAGCAAATGCGCTGGTAGTAGCAGACTGAAGAATTGTTAGTGCTTGGTTAGAAACAACAGCCCAGTTACCAGAACCACGACGTGTACGCTGAGCAATCAAGTTGCTTACGCGATTAATCTGGATAGCTAGAGCAGCGTGCTCGTCACCAACGAATGTAGCTGTACCAGAAACTAGAGCCTGGTCATATGTTTCTTCAACACTTGCTAAAGAACGTAGAGAAGTTAAAACTTCTTGATCGATTTCAGCAGTAATTTCTTGTGCTAGAGCAGCCATGATTTCTGCTTCGATGTCAATGCCTTGTTGAGCTTGTGCATCTTGAGCAGCTTCAAAAGTCCAGCGTGCGCTTAGTTTACGAGACTTAGCTTCAACTGGGCTCTTCAAGATTTGAATGCTTAAACGCTTACCTGGTGTGCCTTCTAGAGCAGAAGTTACTTGGGCGCCACCGTTAGATGCATTGTTACCGGAGTAAGCTTGAGCAATCTTGAATGGGCTTAGTGCTTCTTCACCAGCAGTAACTGTATCACCGGAACCAACACCGTCTGCGTAACGAACACGTAGAGTGTGGATCTGTGCAACAGGTCCTGTCATTGGCTGAACACCGATGATTTCATTAGCAATAACTGTCGGCATAACACGACGGATTACTGGAAGAATAACACGGTTTAATGTAGCGATGTTACCTGCGCTTGTTGCACCTGCTGTTGCAGACTCACCCAAATAACGACGGGTATTCTCTAAGCAAACGCTCATAGAAGACTTACGGTTACCTGATAGGCCTTCAAGCAGAGCTTCTTTGGTCTCTGACCATCTTTCATTTAATAGTTGTGACATTTATT